TAGACGGTGTCGAGGCGTTGAAGCTGTTCGCCAGCCTGGCCGGCGACCTGATCGGGATCCTGGGCGGGATCTCCCGGGCAGCCGGCGAAGGCGGCGGGCTGTTCAGCTTCTTCGACCGGTTGAACACCTTGGTCAACTCGGTGTCTGGGCAGGCCACCTTGACCCAGCTGTTTACTGCCTTGGGCGACGCTGCGGTCGCTCTGACACCGGTGTTGCTGGTCCTGTTGCAGGCGTTGGTGCCGATCCTGCAGGGGATCTCGCAGATCGCGGTCGCGTTCGCCCCCGGGCTGACCGTCGTGGTGACTGCGCTGGGGCAGGCGTTGGCGGCGTTGGTCCCGGCGTTCATCGCCCTAGCGCCGTTGATGGACGTGATCGCCGAGGGGTTGATGCCGATCGCGCAGATCCTGGTCGACCTGGTGGTCAACGCAGCCCCGTCTCTGACCGAGTTCTTCCGGTTGCTGGCTGACGCTTTGGCGGAGTTGGCTCCCATCGCCGCGCCGGTTGGCAAAGCGCTCGGGCTGCTGGTGCTGCTCCTGTCCGACGTACTGGCTGGAGTCTTGCCGCTAGTGATCGAGCTGCTCGGGTTCCTGGCCGACGTGTTGATCGTGATCCTCACCCCGCTCGAGCCGCTGGTCCGGCAGATGATCCCGATGTTGACTCTGCTGTTCCACCAACTGTTCGACGCACTCCAGCCGCTACTGCCGGCGCTGTTCGCGGTGGCGATGACCCTAGCCCAGGCATTCATAGACAACAAGGACGCGATCATCACCCTGCTGGTCCAGTGGATCGACCTGTTCACTATCCTGGCGCAGAAGATGACCGGCGAGTTCGTCCAAGCCCTGACGATGATCATCCCTCTGCTGCCAGGCCTGGTCGAGAGCGGGTTGGCGTTCTCGCAGGTGCTGCTCGAGCTAGCCCAAACCTTGATGCCGTTGATCATGCTGTTCCTGGACCTGACCAACAACGGCGAAGCATGGCGGATCTTGCTGCTGGCGTTCATCGGCTGGTCGATCATCGCGACGAACGTCATCCAGCTGTTCATCACCTGGCTGCGGGCCCTGTACGAGATCTTCAGGTTGATCATCCAGGTCCTGGACTGGGTGATCGAACAGATCAAGCGGTTCGTCAGCTGGGTCACCTCCGGGTTCAGCCAGATCAGCAGCGCGATCGGGGGGGCGTTGCACAACGCCTACCAGGCGATCCTGAACTTCGGGGTCAACATGTACAACGCCGGGGCCAACCTGATCTCCCAGCTGATCGGCGGGATCAAGTCGATGCTCGGCCCGGTCGGCAACGCAGTCGGCGCCATCGTTCAAAGGGCGAAGGACTACTTCAACTGGAGCCCCGCGAAACGCGGCCCGCTGTCCGGACGCGGCGACATGCGCTACGCCGGGCAGAACCTGGTCGGGCGGCTGGTTGAGGGCGTCCAGCAGGGCATGACCGAGGCGGAGCAAGCCGCCGCGACCCTCGCCGGGCTGTTCGGGGTCGGCGGGGCTGGAAGGTTTGCGTTCGCCGGAGTAGGCGGCGCAGCAGGCGGGCAGCCACGGCCGATCTACGCGTTCGTTCAGATCGGCGAACGGCCGGTCAAGGAGATGGTGGAGGCCACAATCCTGGACAACCCGGAGGCGGTCGCCAAGGCCACCAGCGAGGGCAACCGGCAGGACGCGGCTATCACTGGGCGGAAACGGATCGGTGACACGTGACCGGTGAGATGTACTTCGGGACCCCCGGGTCTTTAATCGAGATCCCCCACCCTCGGGGCGGAGTCCAGACCAGCAGGATCCGGCCGAACTCGACGTTCCAGACCGCGTCGGGTGGGGCCCGGTTCGGCAAGACTGTCAACGGTAAACGGAAGTTCACCCTGAACTATGAGCGGCTGTTCCTGGACACCTACGCCGACCTGCTGCAATACGAGCAGGGCCACATGGGGCCGGGGCCGTTCGTGCTACACGACCCGTCCGCGACCAACTGGCTGACCCCGAACCAGGCCGCTGCGACCTCGCTGCGTAACGACCCACTAGGGTTTACCGTCGACACGTGCTCGTACACCGTCTACGACAACTACACCCGGTCGGCAGCGTCTGGGTGGGGCACTTCGACTTCCGGGCATGCTTGGACCACCGTGTTGACTGCCGGTGCGATCGCTGCATCGGTGTCGGTGAACGGCACCCAGGGGCAGGTTGCGCACAACGTCTTGGCGGCCGACTACACCCTGCTGCAGCCCGGGATCTACGTCGACACCTATCAGGAAGTCGACATCTCCGTCCCGCTGTACGTCTCCCAGACCAGCCCGTTGCAGTGGTTCGAGGGTTCGCCGACCTCCGGCGAATGCGACACCCTGTTGATGGCGCGGTACGTCGACGCCAACAACTACTATCGGGTGTTCTGTTCGTTCCAGTCGAACGGGTTCGTGTCGATCTACCTGGATGAGCTGCTGGCCAGTTCCAGCACCGCCCTGGATAGCGAACTGAACGCGATCGCGTACGAACCGGGCCGGCCGTTGCGGCTCGGGCTGGAGGTCAGCGGCGACACGATCCGCGCGAAGGTGTGGGACCCGTCGGCCGGGTCTCCGCCTGAGGCTTGGACAGTCACCTCGAACCTGGCGACGAAGATCTTCAACGGCCAATGCGGGATCCGGACTAGGACCGAGCCTGGCAACAACAACACCTACCCATTCACGGTCAGCTTCGACAACTACATGCTGCAGCGGTGCGATGCGTCGCTGATCGCGTATGACAACTACACCCGGACTATCTCCGGGTCGTGGGGGACCGCCGATGATTCTGTCCACTCGTGGGGGTCGTTGACCGGTGCGCCGAACGCGTTCAACGTCAACGGGACCACCGGGCGGATCACCCTGATCGGTTCGGCCAACACCACCTACAACGCCACGTTGGCGACCTTCTCCGAGTTCAACATGCGCCTGCAGCTGACCAACACCTGCTCGGCCACCCCGACTGGCGCCAGCATCACCACCAACATCGACTTCCCCTACGTCGACACCAACAACTACTACCGGCTGCAGATCGTCCGGACCACCTCCAACACGGTCACGGTCGAACTGATCAAGGTGATCGGCGGGGTCACCACCAGCCTCGACGGGGTGGATACTGTCTCCGGGGTGAACGCTACCTCCAACCTGTCGATTGAGATGGTCCGGGATGCGGGCGAGATCGGCGGGCATGAGCAGGTTTACTGCCGGGTGTGGCTCGCCACAGCGGCTAAACCGACTGGGGTCACCCTGTTCTCCACCGATACCGAGTTAACCGGGAAGGGCAGTCTGCGGCTTGGCGCGATCCGCAACACCTCCAACACCAACACCAACCCGGTGGTCACGTTCGATAGTGTCAGCGTCGACTATCTGACCCCGCCGTCGGTTCTGTCGTCGACCCCGACCCCGGTCAACCGGGGGCCACGGGCGCTCGAGTGGATCCACAGCGGGGTGACCGGGCTGCAAGTCCCCTGGCTGACCATCGACCCGCCGGTCCGCGAATGGCCCGGGATCCCGGTCATCTCCAACCAGGCGATCATCTTGTCGATGCAGGTTCGAGGCGGCGGGGCCGACGCGATCGTCACCCTCACCCCGAAGCTGGTCTGGTTGAACTACAACTGGTGCCCGGTCTCGATCACCTCCGGCACCCCGGTCGTGACCTCGACCAGCTACGCCTCCATGACCGTATCTGGGACCCCACCGTCGGGGGCGGCGTACGTGGTGTGCGTGGTGGAGGCGACCTCTGGGCTGTCGGCCGGGTCGATCATCTACCTGGACCAGTTCCAGCTGGAACGCGGCTCGAGCGTCACCGAATGGCGACCTGGTACCGGGATCTTTCCGGTGGCGTTGGTGTCGCTGAACGAGCAGTGGCCGTGGCTGGCGTGGGACTACCGCGAATCGGCGACGTTGGTGTTGCAGGAGACGGGGCCGTAAGATGCAGACCAGTCTGATCACCCTCGGGCAGGCGTTGCGGGCCGGCGCGGTCACCTGGGATCCGCTGCTGTACGCCGACTGGGCCGACGATGGGTACGGCGAACGCGGGTCGATCGACGACCTGTCTGGCCAGGCCGGTTCGATCCAGGTGGCCCACTCGATGGACGACGGGATGCCCGACGAGGTGTCGTTCCTGTCCGGTGGGGTCCCGACACTGCGGACCAACCTGGCCGGCCGGGAGCCGCTGGACGGCACCGAGTATTTCTCGCCGTTCCGGACCGACTCGCCGATCTTCGGGTATGACCGGGACGTTGCCGGTGTGAAGCTGGACATTGCTGCTGTCACAGCGGAAGGCATGGAAGACATCCGGGTGTTCACCGGGATCATGCGCGACACGCCTGTGCAGGGTGGGCGGGCCAGTCTCCAGGCTGCGTCGGAGGCCCGGGTCCGGATGAGTACGGTCGTCCAGCCGCAGGCGAAGGCCCGCTCGAGTGGCGCCGACTCCGGGATCGTGTTCGGGTTGACTGCCACCCATCCGGTCACCTGGGCGCTACACAAGGCGGGCATGGATGCTTCGCCGCCGCACCCCGACGAGGGGGTGATCTTGTGGATGCCCCTGCACGGCAGTGGCCATGCCTACCATCCTGAGACCAACATGGACATGCAGCAGAACCCCGACGGGATGCTGCACGCCTACACTGTCAGCACTGCGCACGGCGAGGATCTGCAAGCAGAGCCGGTTTGGATCCGGGGACCGTATGCCGGCGCGTCGTTCGCCGAGGTCACAACCGACGTGGTGCGGGCGTTCTGGGGCGGGACCTTCAACTTCAACGCCGCCAATGTCCCGAAGATCTGCGGGATCGCCGACGACGGCCAGGCGTTGATGATGTCCCGCGATGCCTACGACGCTGCTGCTGTCACCCGGCTGGAGTTCTGGGTCCGGGGCGATGTCGCCGCGAACGTCAACACCACCCCCTCCGGGTCGGCGATCTTCGCCGACACCCACAGTATCTACACCGGCAAGTCGGCTGCGTACGTCAGCCTCAGCATGCGGTATGACCTGTCGCTGTCTGGGTTTGCGATGGGGATCGACTCGAGCCGCAACCTGTACATCTCCACCTGGGACAACACCGCCCAGAACCACAAACGGACTGGCCCGGCGTTGCCGTCGGACGGCGAATGGCACTTCGTCGGGTTGGCGTTCAGCCCGGCAGGCAACAAGGTCTGGTTTAACCTGGACGGGGCAGTCACCACCAACACCATCTCCCCCTCGATCGTGCGGGCCAACCTGCCCGCGTCTGACTACACCGTCGACAACGTACTGACGATCAACACGTTCCTACCAGTCGCGGAGTTCCTGCTCACCGGATACCCAATCGACTCGGATTTCCCCACCATCGCCAACCCGGACACCGGCAACGCCTGGCTCAACGACCAGGGCTGGGAGCAGCGTTCGTTCGTCTACCCGTCGTGTCTGCAGCTGGAGACCCTGTCCGACCCGACCCCGAGCGAGGTGTGGCAGCTGATCGCCTCCTACGCCAGGGCCGAATATGCGGCGATGACCATCGACGAACACGACCAGTTCCACTACTGGCCACGCGGGTATTTCGCCACCGTCGCCGGGCAGACCGTCGCGCAGGAGTTGACCTCCGATTACGACACCGCCATCCCGCAGGTCGACCTGGACCACACCAGGATCCGTACGATCTGCCGGGTGTCGTACCAGCAAACCCGGGTAGCGCAGATCGTCAACACCGAGGTGGTCGAGGTCCGGGAGTTCGTGGCGTTCCCGCCCGGGATCACCGAGTTCCAGGTCGCGTTCGATCACACAGCAGTCGGGGTGTTGGGCGGGCCGATGGAGTTGTTGACCGCGACCCAGGTCGGCGGGGGCGGTTTGAACCCGCAACGCAGCTACCTGTCGCTGGCGTTGGACGCCGATGCGATCTCCGGCTATGCGACTTCAACTGAGGCCGAGGCCACCATCCTGGATTGGTGGGCTGGTGGCGCGGTGATTCAGATCGTGAACGACTATTCAGGTCCGCTGTATCTGTTCAACACCGGCGACACCTACCCGTTCCTGGGGGTGTTCGGTCGGATCGTGTCCTCGAACCGGCTGGCTGTCACCGAATCTTATGATGCCGGAGTCGATGTCCGGGGCGAGCGTGGGTTGACGTTGACGTTGGACCGGATCCAGCGGGAGATCGATGCCCGGCGGATGGCCCGGCGGATTGTGGTCCCGCAGTCGTTCCCGACTCCGGTTATCCGGTCGGTGCAGATGTTCGGCGATCCTCGACGGCAGTCCGGCGATCTGATCCAGTATAGCGACGAGTTCAAGACCGGCGCGGCCGGGAAGTGGCGGGTCCACGCGGTTGGGCACACCGTCGACGGGGCCAGTTACACTCAGGAGGTCGCCGCCCAACGGGCGGAGTTGGTCGGGACGTGGGGCGACGGGGTGTCGACCTGGGGCAGCGGTGTCTGGGCCGGGCTGGAGGAGGCGTAAATGACGATCGTTGCTCCGGTCGACGGCGACCCGATCGACCCGCAGTGGGCGCAGGACATCACCGATCTGGTCAACTCGCTGGATGTGGCGAGCCAGGCCGAGTCGGCGGTCTGGTCGGTCTACGTCCCGACTTGGACCAACGGCGGCAGTATCGGCAACGGCACTTTGACCGGCCGATACAAGCAGGTCGGGAAGACGGTCCGGCTGAAGATCTACTTCTTGGCCGGGTCGACCACCACATTTGGGGCTGGGGTGTGGTCCTGGAGTTTGCCGGTCACAGCGCTGGTCACTGCACGCGACTGCGGCTCGGTGTACATGCTGGACGCGGGGACGGCGAACCGCAGCGGGTCGTGCCTGTTGAACACCACCACCTCGGTGTTCGCGGTCTCGTCGGCCGACGGCGATGTCAGCCCGACCGTCCCGCAGACGTGGGCGGTCAACGATGCGCTGGTCATCGGCATCACCTACGAAGCAGCGTAAGAGAGGGGTCGGGGATGGTCGAGTTTGTCGCCCTGCCAACGGGGGGGCAGTACATGGCCGAGGGGCACGGTCAGGCCGAGAAGGACCTGCGGGACGGGTTGGCTGCTACGCTGGGGGATGTGCAGCAGGCCAACACGGCGGTACTGGCAGAGGCGTGGTACGCCGACGGGCATGGGTTCGGCCACGACTGCGCACAACACCAGGACGTCGACCAGTCGCAGTGGGCGCCGGGCTGTCACGACGGGGGGTTCCGGCCGGTGACGGTCGCTACCGTGTGGTCGGCCCCGGGGGGAGTGAGGCGAGCATGACACAGCAGCTCGAGCCGGACCGGCCGGTCCGGACTGACGAGACGATCGCCGAGATGTTCCCCGATCGGGGTGAGTTCCCTGGCAACGAGGTGACCGTTGACCCGGACGCCCAGCCGGTGCCCGATATCGGGCACCCGGGGGGTCGCCGCGATGAGTGAACAGATCCTGTGGGTCGGGTATCCACGTTCGTACACTCCCGGCCGGGCGAGGGCGCCGCAGTACGTGTGCCTGCACGGGACCGCCGGCAACGAGGGACCGTCCTCGGCCGAGAACGGCGCCCAATACGATAAGACCCGCACCGACGGGACCTCGTGCCACTATTTCGTCGACTCGTCTGGGCCGGCGTTGCAGGAGGTCCCAGACGGGGACCGGTCCCATTCGGCGTATTTCGTCGGCAACGAGATCGGGATCCACGTCGAGATCTGCGGGTTACCGCAGACCCGCGAGCAGTGGCTCGACCCGGTGTCGTACGCCACCCTGCAGACAGCAGCTTGGTTGACCCGGACGTTGTGCCAGCGGCACGGGTTCGCGTTGAAGAAGATGACCGTCGACGAGGTGTACCGCGCGTACTACGACCCGGCCGGGTCCCGGCCGACCGGGTATTGCCAACACGCGGATGTCACCTACGCCTACGGGGCGGGGGACCACCTGGACCTGTGGGACGGGTTCCCGTGGGATGTGTTCAACAAGCTTGTGGCCGGCGAGGCGCAGAGGAGGAACGACGTGGGTACCCTGATGATTGCGAAGTCCAACGCAGGCCCGAACGGGGAGGACACCCCCAGCACCAGGTGGTGGGTCGGCGACGGGATCTACCACCGCGAGACCGACAAGTCCAGCGCCGCCAACCTGCTCGGTGCGATCAAACTGTTCTATGGCGACCCGCGTGCTGAGATCCTGTCGTGGGGCGACTCGTCCCCGGCGGCGGTGCAGAAGGTCATCGGGTCGATCCCGGCCGGCACCGGCGGCGGCGGTGGCGGCACGATCGCCCCGTTGACGTTCGACCAGACGGTGGAGGCTGCCCGGTTGGGTGCCAACGCGGCTGAAGACAGCTAACCATGGGCTCCCCCCTGGGAACGCCCCACCCGGCAGAGAGGGAGCACCTGTGGTTGACTGGAGCCGGAGTTGCTGAGCACCCTGGTCACCGGCGGGGTGATCGCTTCCCTGGTGGGGGCGATGATCACCCTGGTCCGGATGGCGGTCTCGGCGGAGCGCCGACGCGCCGACGACTGGCGTACCGCCGCGACCACTTCGGCCGAGGCGAACAAGGTCCTGTCGGGCAATCTCGACAAGCTGATCAACACGGTGGACCAGATGGCCAACGCGCAGCACGAGATGATGCAACTGCTGCGGAAAGTGGCAGATGGCGGCGGGGGCCCGTCGTGATGCGCTGGCCCTGGCGCGGGTGGGTGGGGAAGCACCGCAACGGCAGCGCCGCCCGCCAGGCCGTCCAGCAGGCACAGGAGTCGCTGCAGGATGCCACCCGCCAGGCGGGGCATGCCGACCAGGTGGCCGAGCGCGGCCAGGAGATCGCCAACCGGGCCAGCTGGTTTACTCAAGACATGGAACGGGCGTTGCATCTGAGACGGGGGTCAGCATGAGGGGGGTCCTTGGTTCCCTGATCGTCCTGTCCATCGCCGTCACGGCGTGGTTCGTGTTCCGTCTGGGCAACCCGCAACGCAGCGCCGACCCAGCGGCGGCGTGGCTGTGGGCCCTGCTCGGCTGGGTCACGATCGCACTCGACGTCCTACTGCTGTTGGTCCTGCTGCGTGTCCGGTACCCTGCGTGGGTGGCGGCGGCGGTTCTGACAGCGCAAGACGTCATCTACGTGTGGCGGTCGGTCCGGTTGGAGAAAGCCCGCAGGGCGGACAAGGAGAGCGGCTGATGGATGTCAAGGCGTGGTTGTATGCCGGGTTGCGGACTGGCGCGCAGGCGTTGTGGGCGTTGCTGGTGGCATTCCTGGCGAAGAAAGGGATCACCCTGCCGGACGCCCTGCAGGGTTGGTTTGTCGACGTGGTGATCCTGTCGACTGTGATCGGGGCGGCGACGTCGGGGATCCGGTGGATGGAGACCCGCAAGGGCGACCAGTGGCATGCGCGGCTGTTCCGGGGGATCGCCCATGTGCTGATGCTCGGGTTGTCGGCGAAACAGCCGACCTATTCGGCGGCGGACAGCCGGGCGGCGGCGGTGGAGGTCACCCACGCCAACGGGCAGGTTGTGTCGAGCTTGCGCGAGTGATAACGTAGCTCGAGGCCAGACACGCATCAGCCCCCCCGGGCGTCGACCGGGGGGGCTGATGCTATTCTGGGGGGGTTCCCTCGGTCTGCATTGGTGGCAGCCCCCCGCGATCCGGGGGGCTGCCGTTTAGCAGCGGACAGTGGATGGTGACCACCCATTTGCCGTACCGGTATCGGGCCCACGCCTGCAGACCCGCGACTGCTGCCGGATCGTCGTACTCCCATTGGAATCCGCCGCCGTAGGGTCGGGTCAGCCGTCGCGGATCCACAGCCGGCCGTCGGTTCCTCGGACATGCCCGGTCTCGGTGTGCCCCGCGCCGAGTAGCGTCCCATACATGGACACCATCGCCTGGTGGGCGTCGCGGATCCCAAGCAGCCGCTGGTACGGGTACAGGTCCCGCAGCAGGGTCTTACCCATGTACTTCTCGTCGACGTGCGACCCGTCGTCCAACGCCATCCGGCCCTGCTGTTGGGCTGCTCCTTTCTCTGCAGCCTCAGCTTCGAATGCCTCGATCTTGGCTTGGGTCCGTTCGGCCTGGTCGGCGTGCCAGGCCATCTTCGCGAAGTTGGCGCTACGGCCGGCTATCTTCGCCACGGTGGGCCTCCCGGTCGTGTTCGATCAGCAGCTGGCACCAGCCGGGCAGGTCGGGCAGGAACATGGACCGGTAGGCGTCGCTGCATCGGGCCTGTCCGTCCCGGCCGTCTTTCAACACTGACACCCCGGCGAGGATGACGTAATCGACCTCGCCGTCGGTGCTGTGCACGGTGACCTCGGTGGGGCGGATCTTGTGGTTGTGGTGCCGGCGCGGGATCGGCGTCGCGCCGACGATCTGGTATTCGGTGGTCCGCTCGCGGCAGGCGTGCACCGCCTGGGCGATGACCTCCGGGGTCAGGTCGGCGTCCTGGCGCAGGGTGAACGGTTCGCCGGTCATGCCGCGTCCTCCTCAACCTTCGCTGGGGTGGTCTTGCGGGGCCGCCCGCCGCGACGCTTCGGCGCCGGTTCCGGCTCGGGGGTCGGCTCGGCGACGATGGGCAGCGGGTAGGCTAGCTGGACCCGGGCGATCTGCGCGGTGGACAACGCCCAGGTGGTGTCGTTGTCGGTCCGGAGGATCAACAGGTCGGAGTTGGATCCGGTGGTGGTGGTGGCGACGGCGACAAGCTCGCCGACGTACTGCTGGTCGCCCATGGCGGCGACCCGGCCGAACCAGCGCTCGAGCACGACCCGGTGTCCGACGAACGGGCGCATGATCTCTTTGCGGGCTGGGCGCTTCAAGCGCCACAGGGGGGTCTCGATCGGGTCGAGTTCGCCTCGGGTGGGCTTGGTGTCGACGGGCTGGTCGGGCGGGGAGATCGGCTCGGCCGGGGCGGCGGGGGCGGTCGTGGTGGGGTCGGACATGGTCAGTTCTCCTTCTGGTTGAGGTACTGCAGGTAGTCGGATTGGCGGATTCGGAACTGGCGCCCGACCCGGGTGTACGGGATGGCGCCTCGGTGGAGCAGCCGCATGACGGCCATCTTCGACACCCGCAGGTCGCGGACGATCTCGGCGGGGGTCAGGAACGGGTCGTCGTCGTTCATAGCAGTTCCAGCCCGGGGAAGTAGTACACGTACTCGTCCAGGGCGCGGGGTCCGGTCCGGACGATCGCGGCGAGCAGGTGCGCGTCGCCGACCCCGATGTGGTGTACGGCGGCGAGGATCAGCAGGCACAGTTTCTGCGCCGTCCCGACCAGGGCGGGGTGTCCTCCGTGGGCGTGGGTGGTGCGGATCCCGGCGTCGCGGTTCATAGCCACCCACCGGTCGGTGTTGACGATCAGGGTGACCCTCTGCTCGGCGGGGGCGGTCATGGGTGGGCCCACGGCTTCGGGCCGTTGTCGAACGCTGTCTGCATCCGGGCCATCCGGGCGTCCCACTCCGGGGTGTGGACCAACCCCCGTGCCTTCTCGGAGTTGTAGTGCGCCAGCTGAGAGATCCAGTCGGTGTTCGCCCGAGCCCACCGGCGGTACTCGGGGTTGGTCCTGCGTCTGAACATGTCGTGCTCCTCTCTGGTTTCACGTGGATCCGGGGAATACAGCGAGGGGGCCGCCGTAGCGACCCCCTCGGTGTGTCAGACTGCCGCCAACTCAAGCTCGGAGTCCGCCTGGCGTGCGAGTTCGATGGCCTTCTTCGCCGCGCCGCGCCCACATCCGGTCGCCCGCATCAGCTGTACGAGCGAGATGTCCGGAGCCTGTACGGCCAGTTCGCGTGCCTTCTGGGCTGCCACCATGCGCTGCTTGTTAAGCTGGCGCTGGTCGACGGCCGTCTCGACTGTCGCGACCTCGATCGGCGCAACCGCATCGAATCCCCGGGCGAGCTTAGACTCGACCTGAAGCTCCATCGCCTCGATCTTGGCGAAGTCCGGGCGGACCAGAACCCGCAGGATCTGGGCTGCCGGGATTACTCCGACGATGAACCCCGCCAGGACCCGCAGGATCCAGTGGGGGGCCGGGGCCATCACGTTGACCGCGATGGACGCCGTGACCGGGAGCACCATGATGTACATGGCGACCTTCTTGGAGCTGTCGGACGCGGCGGGTTCGCCAGCGATCCGGATGCAGTTGACGATCAGCAGGTCTGCGGCGATCGGGACTCCACCTACCAGCAGCAGCATTCCCAGGATGTGAGTCACCTCTTGGAGGAGGAGGGCGTAGTTGCCCACTGGGGTTGTCACGTGCAGGTATGGGAGGATCAGCCCGAGCAGAAACGCGATCTGGTGGGGCATTGAGACGCCGAGGGCGATCTTCGTGATGCGAACGCTGTTCTTCGCGATCTCGTCAAGCGCGTCGAGCATCTTCTTTGCCGCGCCCTTCGCGTGTTCCCTTGCGAAGAGCGCCGCCTGGCTGACCCCGCGAGGGGCGTCAGGCGTGTTGTTGGCGGCAGGGGTGGCGGTGTCGGCATTCATGCCGATCTCCTTCCGGTTGTGGAATCCGGGCTGACTCCCGGTGCGGGGGGTGGGTTCGGCGCGGCTCCTGCCGACGAGGTCAGCGCCGGCAGGGCACCCCTGCCGGGCGCCGCGCGCCCCACACCCCCCTGATCGGGGGTCAGAACCGGGGGCCACTGCCCCCTGCTCTGTCTGTTCCGCTGTGGAGTTCTCAAGGTCCGGGTCTCGCCGGGGTCCGCCCCGGGGGGCGTCCGGTCCGGCTGGACTGCGTCCATTTTACCACGGTGCCACCCCCTGTGTCAAGTCCGATTCCACACGACTTGCCACCGGGGGTGTCGGGATGGTTTCCTAGACGCTGGATGAGAGGAGCTTGGACATGGTCAACGACCACAGGGTCAACCACAAGCAACGGCGGGGCATCGCCCGCACCAGGTGGACCTCCGAGCAGCACGACCGGTACAACGACCCACTGGTCGACATCGAACTGGCCCGAGCAGACGCCGGGCGGAGACCCGAACCGCTGGTCCAGGTCACCATGACCCACCAGACCGCCCGGCAGATCATGATCGCGCTCGGGATCAACTCCACCCGGTACGGGCTGGAGGTCCGGCAGCTCCTGACCGGGCTGAACATCATGCTGATCGGGATGGTCGCCGGGCCGGAACCGAGCACCCCCCACGGGCCGGGCCACGGCTGCCGCACCTGCCGGATCCTGAAGCCGATCCACCCCGGGTCGGCGTGCTGCAACGCCTGTTTCTGGGAGAACCCGGAGCAGTACATCGAGTTCCCGACCGTCTGCGAGCACCGGCTCGAGGCGCTCGATGTCTGACCTCGGGTGGTGCCAAGCCACGACGACAGCGCAGGCGTTCGGCAGCTCCTGGGCCTCCTCGACCTGGTCCTGCCAACGCCGCGCGACCCGCGAAGTCGACGGCGAGAAGCTGTGCTGGCAACATGCCAGGATCGCCGAGAGGTCCAAGCAGGAGGCGGGCCGTGGTTAGCCTCCGGCCGCAGGACCTGCCCCAGCTGCGCGACGATCTGGCCCGGTTCGGCCAGACCGACATCGGCGCCGCGATGTTCACCCTGGTCGACCAGTACGACAGCGACACCGCCGCCACCGCCGAATCGATGACCCAGGCGTTGCAACTGGCCGACGCGACCCTGTTCTACGTCACCCCGGAGATGTGCGAACTGGTCGACGTCGCCGCCCGGACCCTGCCGGAGTTCGCCATGTCACCCGACGACCCGCCATCGCAGGTCGGGCTGGCCTGGCTGGCCCGCCCCATCTGCGACGTGACGATGGACGTCCCACCCAGGCCGATCGCCGCATGCGCGACCTCCTGGATCACCACCGGCGGGACCGTCCGGCTATCGCAGCACCTGGAACGCGACACCCTGCCGATCGAACGGCGGATCCGGGACAAGCTGCCCGGGTTGGGGTTCCCGGTTGTGTTCCCGATGGGCGCCTGGGATGCCCCGCTGGACGAGCAGGGGATGCCGGTCGCGGTGTCGAATGGCGCCACCCGGCACATTCTGGCGGCGATCAAAACCCTGTGGTTGTTGCTGCGACAGCCGATGACTGAACAGGAGGAGGTGGTCCTGCCTCGGCCGGTGCGTCGCCGGCTGGCGCGGGAGGGCAGGGAACCGCCGCCGGTGCGGGTGATCCGGCTGCGCCGCCCGCCGGGGCGTAGCTCCGAGCCGGGGGAGCCGGTGCAGTGGCACCACCGGTGGATTGTGCGGGGCCATTGGCGGCAGCAGCCGTTCGGGCCTGGTCGGGGTCTGCGCCGCCCGCAGTGGATCTCGCCGTTTGTTAAGGGGCCGGAGGATGCCCCGTTGATAGGAGGAGAGAAGGTGCATCTGCTGTGAGAGATGGACTGGTTTATGAACAGCCGGATCCGCGTGAGTCCAAGCTGCCGCTGTGGGCCCGGCAGCGGTTGGCGGGGATGCGCAGCTGGGTGGCGTACGCCCGGGACCAGATGGTGGAGGCGCAGGCCGCCGCCCAACAGGCGATCGCCGGCACCGACCCGTCGGTCACCGACACGGTGTACGTGTTGGAGATGGGGGCGACGGCCAGCGAGGTCGGGCTGCCGCCGGGGCAGGTGGTCCGGTTCAAGCTGGGCGAGAAGCAGGGGATCGACGCCCAGATCGTCGACGGGAGGTTGGAGCTATCGGCGCACCGGGGGCAGCTGGTGCTGCGTACCCGGTTCCAGAACGAGGTATACGTCCAGGTCGAGCCGTGACCTGGTCGGAGTTCAGCCATGTGTGGTCGGCGCTCGACAGGAGGATCCTGATGGGAGACAGCAAGATGGAGACACGCAGGTCACAGCTGGACCGGGAGATTGCCCGGCATCGCGACAAGCTCGAACGGGCGGAGGCGCTGCGCGAACAGCTGGCGGGCGTCCCGGATACCGACCCGTTCCCGGACGGGATGGTCCTGGTGTTCGACGCCCGGTTCGCCGGCAGCGAACGGACCTACTCGTACGCGGCGCTGCGGGCAGCGGGCCGCTGGTTCCTGACCGGGACCCGCGAGGCCAGCGGCGTTGGCGGGCTGGCCTGGGCGGAGTTGGTCGACTGGTGGATCGAACACCGGGTGGACATGGTCGGGTTCTACGAGCAGACCTCGGTGCACAGCCTGGGCGACCTGCCGCAGCCGCCGGCACCGCCGAAGAAGGTCGAGATCCGGGGCGGCGGGCGGGTCCAGAAGGACGGCACGACCACCAGGGCGTTCCCGGTTGTGTTCTGCGGGAACTCGGGTGAGGACCACGACGGGCACATCTGGCACTCCACCGACGCCTGGGCTGCCCAGTGGTGCGCGGGGCAGGGGACGCTGTCCTGCGAGGACACGGGCCGCACCCCACCCCACGGAGCGCATGTTTGGCACCAGGACGGCCGGCGCCTCCACTGCATGGGCGGGTGACATCCGACTTGACACCGGGCGTGTCATCTGGTAGTATGGGTTCTGGGGGGAACACACCCCCAGCCCCACCAGAGAGGAGCCACCCGGATGTCACGACTGGCCGACCGGAGCATCAGCACCACCCAGGTTGACGTCCAGAACCCCGCTACTACGATCGTTGACGAAGACGACTTGGCCTGGCGGGTCGAGTGCGAGGGAGGCTGCAAACGGCGGATCCACGTCGCCAAGCGGGACTACACCCCGGTTGACTACGCCGACCCGAACGGCCCGCTGACCTGCACCGAGTACAACCGCCCGGGAGCCCGCCGCTGCGCGCTGTGCGGCCCGTTCACCAAGTAACACCCCCGGCCGGGGGGCAGCCGCCCCCCGGCCACAACCATCTGAGAGGACCCGAAATGACCGAGCCCCGCACCCTCACCCGCAACGCCAGCCTCACCGACATCCACACCCTGCTGCTCGGACAGCACGCCCGCAAGGTCGACATCATCGCCCCCATCGGCGCGCTGCTGGCCGACGCCGGGCGGCTCGTCGTCAAGGGCGAACCGCAGGTCACCACCGACGGGGTGTCCCCCGACAGCGTGTTCCTCCCGACCGCCTTGTGCGACGGCGGGATCGCCGATCGGGTCGGGCACGACCTGTCCGCCAAGTACCTGTCCACCTGCCGCGAGAAGGCCATCGACCTGTACGACCAGAACGTCAACACCTGGCTGCAGCACCCCGACAACGCCGGCAAGAAGTACCTGGTCCGGGGTCTGACCAACGACGACGGCACCGCAATCGCCCGCGCGTTCCTGTCCGACAGCTACAAGGTCATCGACAACATCGACGTCCTGATGACCGTCCTGGACGGGCTGCGCGAAGCCGGAGTCGACGTCGAGGTCACCTCGTGCGACCTGACCGACCGGCGGATGTACCTGCGGGTCAAGTCCGAAGCCGTCGCCCTGGCCGTCCCGGAACTGGTCCGGGGCTACCGCAGCCCCTACAACGGCAAGACCGGCGAGGAGCTGCCCCTGATGTTCGCCGGGTTCGAGGTGTCGAACTCGGAGGTCGGACACGGTGCCTTCTCGATCGCTCCCCGGGTGATCCTGGAAGTCTGCGGCAACGGAATGACCCGCCGGTTCGACGCGGTCCGCTCGCAGCACCTGGGCGGGAAGCTCGAAGATGAAGGGACCATCGTCTGGTCCCAGGCCACCCAGGAGAAGAACCTCGCGCTGATCCGGTCCAAGACGGTCGACGCCGTGAAGGGGTTCCTGTCCAGCGAGTACCTGCAGAAGGTGGCCGGCGAGATGGCCGCCGAGGCTGGGGTGGAGATCGCGAGGCCGGAGGAGACCATCAAGCACGTCGCGAAGACGATGCGCTACACCGAGGAGCAGCAGGCCGACATCCTGCGGATGTTCATCAAGGGCGGCGCGGTGACCGCGATCGGCGTGATGCACGCGGTGACCGCGTCGGCGCAGGGCCAGCCCGACGCTGACCTGGCGGCGGACATGGAGGCGGACTCGATGCGGGTCCTGTCGCTGGCCGCCGCCCACGGGCGGGCCACCCGCTAACCGGACCGGCCCCCACCCCCCCCGGGGGTGGGGGCACCTCCCCGCCACGAAGGAGAAGCCATGAGCGGCAGCAAGATCGTCACCGACCAGACCAGCTACAACGGCGAACCTCGGGCCCTGCCCGATGTGGCCAGCGAGCACTACACCGCGATCGACGGGGTGGAGGTCATCGCCCGCGAGTTGGCGGTCTCGCCGCACCCCCGGTGGAAGGACCAACACCCGCAGACCCACCATTTCATCACCAAGCTGCTGCTGGCCGACGGGCGCGAGGTATACGAGTGCAACCACTGCCACCTGCACGATCCGGAGTTGAAGTCGATCAAGGCCCACCTGACCAAGCACCGGCCCAACCCGCCGCAGCCGTTGACCGACGTGGAGACGATCCGGACGGTGCTGCGGGAGGTCGAGCGGGCCCGCCGGCTGTACGGGGTGGGCCGGTACGGTAAGTACGCGGTGGACGCGCTGACCCGGCTCGGGGTCCGTCCGGCGACCGGCGATGAGTGGACGGTGGCGAAGGTGACCAGCCTGTACGGTGCCTACAAGGACCGCTACCCGGTCCGGGCGCCGAAGGTTACCGCCCGCCCCGTGCAGCGGCGCCCCCGGGTCGTCGCGGCTGCCGTCCCGCCGGCCCCCGAACCGACGGTGGTGGTGTCCGGCAGCAACCGCGACCTGATGCAGCTGCTGGTCCAGATCGACGCCATCGTCCACCACGCGATGCGGGCGGTCGCGGCAGCAACCGACCCGGATGAGCAGATCGTGGAGAAGGCCGCCAAGCTGGACCAGCTGGTCGCCGGCCTGGGCGAGGACACGATCAACAAACTGCTGGCTTAGACCCCATCCTCCGGCACCTCTCTGGCCTCGGCCGGGGGGGTGTCGCTGTAGGTGGGTTCGGTGTTGTCCGCCGCGTTCAGGTCCAGCGCCAGCTGCTCCGCCTCGTTCTCGTCCTTCTCGTCCTTAGGGACGCGGATGACCACACAGGTCGCCAGGGTGGCGATCGAGTTCGCGTCGACCGACAGGAACACCGGGTCGCCGGTGCGCATGTCGGTTGCCCGGCTGAACACCAGCAGCGTCTTGCCCTGGCGGGCTTCGGCCCACGTCCGGGTCATGTGCTCGTGGACCTGGTCCTCCTGCGCGTCCGGGTCGGTGTCGTCGGGCAGCTCCAACGAGTCGATCACCTGCGCGCGGTGTCCGCTGGCCAGGGTCATGTCAACCACATACTCAACCTTCACGGTGCCTCTCCTTGTGTCTCCGACGGTGGGGGGCTATCGACATCCCCCCGTGGGGGTTTCAGTGTCTCCGTGACCAACGGGAGTACCTTCGCGATACCTTCGGACAGCGACCCGTGCGGGTCCAGTGCTGCCATCCGGGCGACGTTGATGAACAGAGCGCCGGTGGGCAGGCCGTGGCTGCGGACCGGGATGGTGTTGATGATCGGACGCCACGCCGCCTCAACTGCCTTCCACACTCCGGGCGACCCGGCGACCCGGATCTGCTCGGTCGGGTTGACCAGCCGCTCCAACGGGTTCGGCTGGGTGTCCCAGATCGGGCTGTACCCCAGATCGAGTGATTCGCACATCCCGGCGAGGCTGTCCAGTTCGGGTTGGGCTATCGGGTAGGTGACGACGGTGGGCAGCGGTCGGACCCGGATCGGGCCGGTCGCCAGGTGCAGCCACATCTCCGGTTCGGCGGGTTGGCACACGAACACCAGGTCGCAGTAGTCGGCGAGCGTGTCGAGCCGGCTGGTGGTGGGGATGGCCCACCGCTCGAGCAGATCCACCGTCTCGGGTGGGGTGCCATCGGGGGGGGCCCAGACCATCCCGTGGGGGTGGTAGGCGATCACGGAGTGGTACCCGTAGTCGCGCATGGCGAGCGCGAGCGGGATGCCGCGTTCCCAGTCGAGCCCGATGACCCCGATGCGTCGTTTCACCCTGCCGCCTCTCAGACCGCCGATGAGAACCCGGACACGGCCTCGCGCGGGTGATCGACCTCGCGTTGTAGCCGGCGCAGCGTGGCCTCCAACGCTGGATTGCCGGCCAGTTCGGGCAGCTTCGCGAGGCGCGCGCCGTCCAGCCGGGCCACCGTGGTCGGGACGTCCGCCGGATCCGGGTTCGTCACCGGGCGTCTCCTTGTCCCGGGACCCCGGAGGTGTTCCCGCCGTCGGCGTGGTATCGCCAGGTCCGCTCCGCCAGGTGCACCATCTGCTGGCTGTTCCTGACCGCGTACTGCGACAACCCGATGATGTGGTACCAATCCTCGTTGCCGTACTTCTGCGAGTCGCCCTGGAACGGGTCGTTGATGAACCCGACCGCCTGGGCGGCGTCGGTCCGGACCAGGAACGTGATCGTGGTGTGGTGCGGGGTGGCCGGGTTGAACGGGATCCCGAAATGCCCGAGCGGGTCATTGTCCTCGGTCATCCACGGGAACACGAACATCGCCCCGGTCGCCTCCGCGACCTCCAGACACCGTTGCAGGTGCTGCGGCAGCCACTCGTCGTCCGAATCGCACCACGCCATCCACTCGGTCTGGACCTGGTCCAGGATCTGCTGGCGGGTCCAGCCGGCGCCGTGTCCGTCGCGGTCGTTTACGACCAGGATCCGGTCGGGTTGGCGGGTCTGGTTGACGATCGACCGGAGTGTCCGCTCGAGCTTCCCGTTCACGTACCGGGCGGGGTGGGCGGCGACGCAGGCGGTGACGGTGCCTGGGATCAAGGTGCGGACGGCCCGGTCCAGGTAGTGCTCTAGCGAGTACTCCGTCTCGGTCTCGGCCTCGGTCGCGTCGGTCGCGTCGTCGATCAACTCACCCATGGTGCCCCCTCCACTTCTCTCCGAGCCACTCCGCCAACGCTACCGCCGCTAGGCCCACCAACAAGATGATGATGCCGCCCAGACCTTGTGGGTCGTCCCAGCCGCCGTTCACCCGCCACCGCCGTGTTCGTGCAGAATCCACCAGGTCGCCCACGGCAGATCCATATTCCACCGGACCGGCGCCGGCCCCAGCTGCGACAGCCGCAACAACACCGGCAGCGACAGCTGGTCCTGATGCGACCAGTTCACACACTCAACCCACCACAGATCCGACAGCGCGATCACCCCCGGGGTGTGCCGGCGTACATTCGCCCCCGTCGCGACCAACCCCCACCCGCCCGGGTGGAACGAACGGTACGCCTCAATCTGGCGCAGCACCGACGCCGGGTCGTACCGCCAGGTCAACGTCGCCGAGTATTCCCCCTCGGTGTAGATACAGTCCCGCCACGGGTGGCGCATACAGGACCAGTCGTCCGACCCGAGCGCCTGCAGGCATTTCTCCGGGTAGTCCGGGAACAGCAGCTGCATCGACCCGTCGATCCACAAGCTGACATCCACCCCGGGGCAGGCAAGCTCCGGGTGGGTCTTCCACCATTTGTGTGCCAACATCGGCCCGGTCACGGCCGGGTCGCCGTTCAGGGTGGCGATCCCGTGCCGGACGATCCGGGGTTCCCACCCGGCGGCGGCTGCCTTCTCCGCCGTCACCTCCGAATCGGTGTACAGGTAGGCGGGGATCCCGAGGAACGGCAACGGTTTGACCCAATCGTACGGGCCGTAGATCGCGGTGTACAGCGCGAGGTTCATCGGCCGGCCAGGAAACGTTCAACCGTGGCTGAGTTGCGGTCGGTGTACGTCTGCGCTGTCACCCGGGCGACCTTGCGCAGCCAGTGCGCCCCCGACGGTCCGACTGGCCGGCTGGTTTCGAGCGCGTTGGCGTATTCGATCAACGATTTGACCGACGGCGGTGCGGGTACCAGCTGGACGTCGACCCACCACAGCAGCCGGTTGAGCAGCTTCATCACTCGTACCCCCGGACCGGTGCGTGGGCGGCGATCGCCTGCAGGTTGACGTGTAGCCGCCAGTTCCACTCCGCATCCGCCAGTGCGTTGTGCCGGTCCTTCGCAGGCGGCAGGATCTGCTCCGGGTCGACCCCCAACCGGTGCGCCTCCTGCTGCAGGTCGTTGGTCCACATCGGGATCCCGTTCGGATGGTCGTTCATCGTCCCGTATAGCTGGCACAACACCACATGGTCGTAGGCGCCGTACCAGGCCCACAACTCGACCGGTTCGCCCGGCCCGGTCAGGAACTGGTGGACCTGCTCGGCGATGGTCTCCCGTTCGCGGAACACTGGGTTGTATTCATCCAGACGCCCGTCGGGGGTGTGTGGGAGGCTCGGGAGGACGTTCTCGACCAGCCACGGGTGTCTCCGGATCCGCCGCCACGGCGCGTCCAAGTCGACCGCGTAGTACATATCGCCTCGGTCGTTGACAATCCCGATCGAGATCAGATCGACCGTCCGGCCGTCCTCCAGGAACTCACAATCGTAGTAGAACCTCACCCCAACGCCTCATTCCGGTAAGTCAGGACAGCCTCACGCATCAAGTCCAGATCGTACCGGGGCCGCCAACCGAGCAGATCCCACCCCTCGCCCGCCGCGTGGATCTCCGACTCGATCTCCCCCTGGCGCATCGGCAGGAAATCGAACCGTGGCATCTTCCACCCGGTTGCACTGGCCGCCACCCACGCGACCTGCTTCACCGTCATCGGCACCCCGGTCCCGCCGTCGAACACCCGATCCGCGTCGCAGTGCTCGACCGCATCCACCAACATCCGCGCGAGGTCGTCCACGTGGATCATGTCGACGGTCTGCTCGCCCGACCCCCAGACCGGCAGCGGTTCCTGGCGCCACGCCTTCACCGCGAACGTCGGCAGGATCTTCTGCGGGTGTCCCGGGCCGTGTTTCTGCCCCGGCCCGTACGCGTTGAACGCCCGCACATGCGCCACCTGCAGCCCCCGGTTGTGGTGCAGCGCGGTGGCGATCCGCTGGGCGGCGATCTTGGTCGCGGTGTACAGCGACGGGAACACGTCCGGCATCAAGATCCCGACGTACCGGGCGCCGTTGCGGATACACCACTGCATCACGTTCAACGCCCCCAGGACGTTCACCTTGACTGCTTCGTTGGGGGTGTCGAACAGTTCTGCTGTCCCGAGCACCCCGGCGAGGTGGATGACCGCGTTGGCCCCCTCAAGCCCGCCGAGGTGACCGAGGACATCCCCGCCGTGGGTCCGGTCGACTGACCAGGCTTGGTGGCCGGCTTTGCGGGCGGCGACCACGGTGGGTGCGCCGATGAACCCGGATCCGCCGGTGACTGCGATCTTCATGCCCACTCCTCGGTGAGTTCGGCCAACGCCTGTTCGGGGGTGATAGCGGTGACCCGGTCCAGTACCGCAGGGGGGACGGTGGTCCAGTCCTGCCAAATCTCGACCAGCCGCCGGTCCGGTGCCCACTCCTGGGGGTGGGCTGGGAACCCTGACACTACCAGACACCCGGTGGGCCAGGTGTCGACCAGGCGCAGCCGCAGATCCGGTCGGTATTCGGCGAGCATCCGGCGGATCTTCCACACGTCGCCGGTCCAGTCCCCCAGGATGGGGGTGCCGACGGGGATCCGGCGGGCTTCTTCCTGGTTACGGGGCAGGACGTCGTCGAGCGCGACGATCGAGCGGGGGTGGCAGTACCGGGCGATGTTCTGGAAGTCCCGTACGACGTATTCGATCAGGTGCATCCCGTCGATGTACGCCAGGTCGATCTGCCACCCATCAGGTCGGGGGTCGGCGAAGAACTCATCGGAGGTCATGCTGTGGATCTTCTGGTTCGCGGTCTCCACGACCAGCGGCTGCGGGTCGATCCCGATCGCGACCTCGGCTGCGAACGCCAGGTTCAGGCTGTACCCGTGTTGAACCCCGACCTCCAGGTAGGTTTTCGGCCGGACCAGCCGGTGCAGCCCGGTCAGGAACCCACGGGTGTCGCTTAGATCGACCATGGCCGGAACCCCCACTTCTCGACAAACAACGCCATGTCGACCCCGGTCCTGGCCTGCAACTCCGGGCGGGTCGAGGTCGACTGGTCCGGATACAGATGCCGGACCTCATCCCGGGGCATGATCAACGTCCCGCCCAACCGGCGGGCCTGCATGTCCAGGTCGTTGTCCCCGCACCACCAGGCGAACCGTTCGTCGGCCCGCAGGTTCCCCTCGCCGCGCAGCAGGAACGCCCACCCGGGCATCCGTTCATGCAACGCCGTCAACCCCGGTTCGCGGTGGAATACCGGCTCGTGGACCGGGCCGAACCCGGCAGCATAGCACCCCCCCAGGCGCATCGGGGTCGACAACCGGTCGAACCAGTCCGGCGGAAGGATCGCATCGTCGTTGCACACCGCCACGTCGTACATCGTCCGGTTAGTGCTCGACATGTTGGCGACCGCGACCCGCCCGAGCCCGACGTTCCACAGCCGGGACAGGTTCGGCGGCTGCTCCGGGTGGTGCTCCACCACAACCAGCGGGTGCCGGTGATCGTCGAAATAGCCGCCCAAGTCGGAGTTGTCCACTACCACCACCCACGCGTTCTGGGCCTGGGCGGCGGCGATCGCTTCGCGCAGTTCTTTGTCCCGTTCGCCTCGGGTGGTGATCACCGCATACCGGGGGATCCGGTCCATCAACGCTCCTTGTCGGGGTAGACGAGTTGGCCGTCGTACATCAGCCACATCCTGGACAGCTGGACCTCCATGTCCTGGATAGCCGACAGGAGCCACCTCCGGAACTCCTCAGCGGTAACTCTGTCCCGGTTGAAGATCGGCAGCCGGATAATCAGCCCAAGCCGGTCGGTCAGCGACTTGTGCGGCGGGATGGTCTGCGACAGGTAGTGCCGTTCTTCCGGCTCGGGGTCGGTGTAGCCGTTCATAGCCGGGAACCGCATGCGGTGCAAGAACCGGTTCGGGTCCCGCACCTCGACCCGCAGCACCATCCAATCGACCATATAACCCGGAGGCGTAAACAGTGGGCTGGACGGGTCGACCTGGTCCGGAGACAGCAACTCGAACCGCCACCCCGGTTTGTAACTGTGCCGGCGCAGCTGGGCCCGGTACCAACCATCGGTACCCGGCGGGGACAGAGCATCCAGCACCTGCTCGCGGCGTTCCTGGACCGGGTCTTTCACGACTGGTACGCCTTCAGCCAACGCCAAGCGTTCCCCTCCACCGTCCGGGTCGCGGCCCACTCCCGACCCGCCTGCGCCATCTCGTCGCGCAGCTGCGGCGATTTGGTCAACGTCCACAGGTGTTTATCCCACTGTTTCGGGTCAGACACCAGGAACCCGGTCTTGCCGTGTTGGACCGACTCGCGGTACGCGACCACATCCGACGCGACCACCGGGAACCCCAGCGCGTTCGCCTCCAGACAGCGCAGGTCCGACTTGGAGGTGTTGAACACCGTCGGCGCCAGCGGCGCCACCGCGAAATGCCAATCCAGCAGGTGGTAGAACCGGTCGTGTCCGACCCAATCGGTCCTGCGGTGCGGGTGGACGCTGGGGAACGACGGCGGGGTCGATCCGACCGTGTGGAACTCCACCGGGACCCCCTGCTGCCGGGCCTGGTTGAACCAACGCCCGATCGGGTTCGCGGCGCGGGCCCAGTCGCCGGTGTGGGTGGCCGACCCTTGCCAGCCGACGGTGATCCGGTCGACGTGGTACCCGTGTTGCCAGTCCAGTAACGCCGCCGGGATGCAGTTCGGTACGACGTGGATGTTCCGGTTGTACTGGGCTAGCCGTTCTGCCAGCGGGGCGGTGGAGACGGTGACCACGTCGGCGACCTGCAGGTTGGCGATGATGTTCGCCTGGATCTGCGGGTTGTTGAAGAACTCGACGCTCGGGTTGTGCTGGTCCAGGTTCAACAGGTCGTCGTCGACCTCGTACACCAGTTTCGGCCGGTTCCCTTTCGACCGGGCCATCCGCTGGAAGATCCCGGTCGGGCCTTCCAGGCAGGTCCGTTGGGCGATCACCACGTCGTAATCCCAGAACTCCTCCTTCAAGGTGTTCCCGAACCGGGTGTGTTCGCCCTGCTCGCGCAAAGCCGCCAGCGGCAGTAGGATCCGGTACCAGGCACAGCCGGCGAAATCGGCCTGCCAGCCGAAGATCTTCACAAGACCACCCCGGGGTGTAGTTGACGCATGATCTCGATCGGCACCGGGCGGTACCGGTCGCGGAAGCTGCGCGGGCTGCGCCCCGCCTGCAGATGGGCCTGGTATAGCGCGTTCTGCTCGGCGAAGGTCAGATCTTCGAACTCCACCCGCAGACTGTGCCGGGGCGGTAGCTTCGCCCGGTCCAGCTTCTCCCAATCGATGAACCCGACCGCCTCGGGGTCGCTGTACGGCCCAGCCTGCGGGTCGTCGATAGTCCGGTCGGTCCAGGCTTCGAACGGCTGCCACCCCCGGGCGGTCGCGGCGGCAGCGGCGCCCCGGTCTGGCCCGTCGACGCACCACAGCTGCTGGTACAGCCGGTCGATCCGGTTGTGGGTGCGGGCGGTGACCCGGTCGAACGTTGCATGCCGCCACAGGTGCAGGTTCGACCGGGGCAGGTCACTGATACTGGACAGGTAGACCAGCCCGTACCCGCCGCGTCCCATCGCCTGCAACCGGCGGGCCACCCCGATCGGGTCGACCAGTGCCAGGACCGGGGCGACCCGGGCGATCCGCTGTGCGATCGCCGGGGTGACGCTGGCCTGCCGCCCGCTGTGTAGCCCTTCGACGGTTTTACCCCAGACGGCTGCCTCGAGCGCGATCTGGTACAGGCTCATTCCCTGCTCAAGCAGCGCCTCGATGTGCAGCCGGGTGGGGAGGGCGTTGATCCGTGACTGCCAGGTCCCGTAGGCGAGGGCCCGGGTGCGGCGGGCTTTCAACTGCCGCCGGTATTCGGCGCAGTCGGTGCAGCCGACGTGGTAGCGGGCTCGGTGGTTGGGGCAGATTCGTGGCTGTGGCGGGACCATGGATCTCTCCGGGGTGGCGGGGCGTCGAACAGGGTGGCGGGTGGTTCGGCCAACTCGGTGGCTCCCCACGGGGTGAGCCAGACGGGGCAGTTGTGGATGCGGGCCCGTTCGACACAATCGGCGGTGCCGGACGACTGGCCGGGCGGACCCGGGAAGGCCAGGCAGCAGTACGCGTAGGGCCAGTTCTCGGCCCACATGTGGGCGTTACGGATCGGACCGGCGCGGCGACCCATCCGCCAATCAGCCGGATACGGAACCTGGTAGACGTCGGGGTGGTCCTGCTCTTCGACCCAAACCCGGACGATCTCATCCAGCCCCCGCTCCGCAGCACCGTGCACGACCTTGAACAGCTCACCTCGGGCGATGGCCACGTCGCGCAGCAGCCCGAGCGCCTGCCGGGGCAGGGTCGGTGGGGCGTAGAACCGCCAGCCGGTGGCGACGATCAACATGCGGCTCTCCATCCCGGGCGGGATTCGCGGGCGACAGTGGCCATGATCTGCTCGGCGCAGCGGCGGTGCAGGTAGCGGGTACCGTCCAGGGTTTCGAGGGTGCTGCACGGTTGGCGGCAGCCGGCGCACAAGCCCACCCGGGGCGGGGTGGATCTGCGCAGCCAGTTCATGGCAGGTCCTGCTCCGGCGGGCCGGTCTCACCCTCGTCCGCCTCGTCCGGCGGTTCGGGGGTTGGGGCGGTGGCGACGTCACCAGCGGGGTCGATGTCGCGCCAGCGGCTGTCGCCGGGGCGGGTCCCGCCGTGTCCGAGCGGACCCTCATATTCGGCTAGCCACGTCTTGGCCTTGTCCAGCCAGGGCGTGGCGTCGCCTGGCTGGATCCCACGGGCGATGCTGTTGAAAAGCCCGGCGGCCCGCTCGAGCAGGTCCTGGTCCTTGCTATTCACCCTCGTCCTCCTTGCCCGGGTTCAACACCCGCTCCAAACCGGACTGGATCGCCTCCAGTTCGTGACGCAACTCGGCCTCGCTGATCCTATCGGTCTGGAACACCCGGCGGGTGTAGTCCGCCCAATGCCGGACCCCCACCCGCAGCCGGGCCACTTCCATGTCCGACAGCCGGTCAGCCGCCAGCCGCAGCGTCGTCGCGGACAGCTCAACATCGCCGTCCTCGTCCAGCGTCCCCTGCGCGGTCCGCGAGACGTACAACGCCCGCATCACCTTGCGCAGCGCCTCGTCCTGCTCCGGGTTCGCGACCTCCAGCCCGGTGATCCGCAGTTCGACCGACCGGTCCTTGTCCTCGTCCGGGGCGGGTTCGTTGCGGACTGCGTGCTTCAACTCCCCGACCACCATGATCCGGGCGCCCTGGTTGCGGTACAGCCGGTCGGCGTAAAGCTCGACCGCCTCCTGGGCGGAGGTGGACGGTTTGCCGCTGATCTTAACGGTGGTCACGACTGGTTTCCCTCCTGGATGGTTCCCGCAAGCAAAACATGTGTCACACTGGATGTCAATCAGGCGGGGTCGGGTTCAAGACTCCAACACGGGGTCACCCGCGCCAACGCCCGCGACTGCTGCCGGTCGACCTCGGTGAACGGATGCTGCAGCATCGCCGCCGCGATCGCACAACACACCGCCGCCTCGGCCAGGTTGTGATCCGCCTGCCCGTTCGCCCGGTCGATCTGGAAGAACGGCCACTGCTCCCGGACCGCCTTGACCATCCTGGTTTTAGCCACCGCCCCCGACCCCAGCTGACCCGTCCCGGTTGCGTAGATCTTCAACTGTGGCGACGGGGCGATATACACCGGGATCCGGTCGGTCAGCAGAACGTCGATGATCAGACACCACATGTACGACCGTTCGATCTGCCCCCCGTACGATTGGGCCATGTCCAGCCCCTCGATGCACACCGCGTCCGGTTTGAACCCAGCTGCGTACCCGCCGATCTGCAACGCGAGTGCGGTCAGCTTCGGGATCCGTATCCCCCACGGCTGGATGGTCAGTTTGTCCTCGCCGAACAGACGGCATTCGCCGCTGGACAGCGCCACCCCGGTTGCGCGCAGCGACATGTCGATCCCGGCTGTCCGGATCGCGGGCTGGCTCGAGCGAAGCGGCAGGATCTGTGCGTCTACAGCCGGGCGTTCGATGGTAGCAGCGGTCTGATCGGCCATCGCCCGTCCACTCCTTCTGTCGGTTTCTGGTTCTTGCGCAGGTACTCGGCGAACGACGCGTCCTGCTTCTGCTTCCACTCGACCTGCAGCTGGTGCAGCTGCGGTACCGTCAAGCTGCCCAGGGCGGGGTAGAGCCGTCCGATCCGCCACACCACCCGGGCGGCTGCGAACGCATCATAGGCCGACCCGTGTGCAGATGCAGCATCCCAGGGGATCCGGTATTGGTTCGCGAGGGTCTCGAGCTTACGGCTGCCTTTACGGTACGGGTCGACTGCTTTGTCCAGGACGAACGCATCCAACGCGAAGATCTGGCACCGGTCGGTCAACGGCGCCACCCCGTACAGGCGGCAGTTCCGGTCCAACATGGTCAGGTCGAACGGGACGTTCATCCCGACCAGCGGGGTGTGTTCGTCGACCATGATCGACAGGACCTGGCACAACGCCTCGAGCGTCTCGGCCGGGTCCGCGCCGTTCTCCTTCAGGAACTGCAGCGAGATTTTGTGTATCTCATACCCACCGGGCGGGTCAGTCAGACCCGGGTGCAGCAGGTATTCGGTGGTTTCGGCGGGCGGGGCGGTCCGGGGGATATTGATGACCGACGCCGACAGGATCAGATCCCGCTCGGTGTCGACACCGGTCGTCTCGCAGTCGAACCCAACCATCGGCCCGTCGGTCCAGGTCATCGCCGGACCCACCCGGCTTGGCGCAGCCCCTCGAACAGCTGCTCGGCCGGTTGGTGCCAACGCATCCACACCTGGCCGTTGGTGTATGCGCTGGTCTGGGTGGGGATCGGGCCTTGCCGGTCCAGGACCATCCTGGACAGTTCGACCTGCCATCCGCCGTCCGCGTCCATGTATCGGCGTCGAACCTCGACCATCGGCCCGTCGCCCGGGTCGTCCTCGTGCGGGAACAGCACCACCCCGTCGCGGCCGTCCGGCAGGGCTCCGGTGGTCCGCTGGACGTGCCACAACTCATCGGCGTTGGACATCTCGCTGGCCGTCTCGTAGACCGGCAGCCACAGGGTGATCTTCATGCCGCGAACCACATGAACAGGTGGATCAGCCCGAACACGCACGCGACCGGGATCAAAGTGACCAGCCCGATCACGGAGCCAGCGTCCAGCTTCGGACGCCACCACTCCCACGAACACAGGCACCGGCCGGCGTACCGCAGCTGGTCCTGCCAGACCCACAACAACATCGGGCCGACCACAGCCACGACCGGCAACATGAGATAGAGGGCGATCACTTTTTCCTCCGGTACCGTTTGGCGTCGGGGCAGGTTGCGAAATGCGGCAGGTGCAACGTCCCCGGGGTTTTGGTCGCGATCTGGGTGTTGGTCAGGACCACCGCGAGCGGCGAGTCGAGCCCGGTGTCGCGCAGCTGAATGTTGCCCTTCGGGTCGGGGTTGGCCTCGACCAGCATTCGGTCTCTGCTGGTCGCGGCCCACACCAGCTGGGCGTCGGTGCATTTCGCCGAGTCGCACCACGGCCCGACCGGGAACCGGCTACCGGTCAGATCCACCGTCGTCCCCGTCCAGTTCGGCTGCGATCTGCCCGTAGCGGCGTTGGTACACCTCGACCAGCGGTTCGGCCTTCTCCCGCTCCCACCAGCTGTTCAGATATATCAAGGTCCGTTCAAACTCGGCCCGTTCGACGAAGATCGCGCTGTGCACGACCCGGCGCAGCGGGTAGGCCGGGTCGGGGCAGCTGCCGATGAAGATCCCGACCTTTCCGTCCTCCATGATGGCCGACCACATGATCTTCGTGTGGTTCTCCTCCGCCAGGTGGGCGAAAAGCTCGTACGCGACGGGGAACCCGTCGGGCTGCGCTTTACCGTCCCAACCGAACGGGGCAGGTTCACGAGCCATGACGCGACCCCAACCAGGGCAAGAACCCCTCAAGCTCGACGGCGGTCGCCCGAGCCAACTCGCCGGGCTGCCCGCGCCACTCGCCGTACAACTCCCGCAGCTTCGACATAGACCACTGCCGGGCGCCGGCCAACGTCGCGACCTGGTTCCACAGGGCCATACGGTCGGGGGATGGTGAACTCGACGGTGCGGGTGAGGAGGTCGACGAACTGGTTGATCCCGGTCCGGCAGTACCGGCAGGGGCAGCGGCGTTGCCCGACGGCGGCGGGTCGGCGAGCGATGCCCGGCGGGACTGCCACGCTTGCCGCAGCGCGTCCACCTGCTCCGGTTGGAGCTTGCCGATGTTGTCCTGGATGTGGCCGCTGACCTGCTTGAGCTTGTCCAGTGTGTCCGCCTGGGCGATCCCACGCCACAAGCTGTTGAAGTCCCATGTGTCCTCGGCGGGGGTTGCGGCGGCGGGCAGTGCGAGCGGTTGCGGGCCGGGCTCGAGCGCGGGGGCGGGGCGGGCCTCCAATGCCGGCGCGGCGGGTGCGCCGAGCAGCGCCACCGCCGGGGTCATGTCGATGTGCAGGACCGGGACCATGAACCGGGAGATCATCGTCTTATCTGGGTTGCGCGGATCCGGGACCTCCGCCTGCCGTTCCTCCATCTCCAGCCGGGCCGGGATGTGGCGGCCCAACGCAGTCAGCAGATCCACCGCGCCGGGCAGTTCGGCAGCCGCGTTGTACCCGTGCGACTCCAAACGCCACACACCCATCCCAGGGGTGTCGGCGAGCATCAAGGACACCCGGGTGGTCGGTTTACAGCCGGCTTGTTTCTTGTCCGCCGGGTCCGGCCCGCAGACACACGGCTGGTCCTCCAAAAGCTCCCGCAGCCCGTCGCAACGACGGGAACACCGGCCGTTGGTCCACTGCTCGTAGTATTGGCTGCAGGCGTTCGGCGGGACGATGACCTGCAAGCTGGTCTTGTCGATCACCACCTGGTGCTGCAGGGCGCCGTGGTCGGGTTGCCACGGTTCAGGTTCTCCGCCGTACACCAACGCGACCTGTTGGATCAACGTCTCGGACCGGGAGGTCAGCCGGAACCGGTCGAGTTTGACCGGCTCCTTGTATTCCTTGCCGGCGCGGCTGGTTTTCGGGCGGCTGGTGCCGAGCCGGATCCGGCCCACTTCGACCTGCCGCGCCTGCACGTCGGCCAGCCGGCGGGGGGTAGGAAGCGTCATGTGTTACGCACCGCCTCGAGGGTCTGTTCGAATGTCGGCTCGTGTGGTTTGCGGTTGACCTCGCCGACCAGCGTCAGCCAGGCGGCGAGCCGGAACGCGGCGGCGCTGTCGAGCTTCCGGCCGGACGGGTTGAGCAGGATGGTGGTCTGCAGGCCGGTGCTGCCGACCATGAAGTCGTTGGTCGCGTCGACCGGGGTGGCGAACTTGGCGGTCTGCAGCCGCAGACGTTCGACCTCGGTATTCTGGTAGCCGGTGTACCCGCTGCGAGCCTGCGCCGCAGCCTTGTCCACGACGCCTTTCGGGGGCGGTTCGGTGTACACCCCATGCACCACCGCGCCGTTCAACCCGATGTCTGACACTAGCACAAACACATCCATGGCGGTTCCTCTCAGAACGGCAGCGGCTCGTCCAACAGAGCCAGCTGTGGCGGGCCGATCTTGAACTTAGACGACATCGTGGCGGTGGTCACCGACCCGGCGGCTTTGATCAACTCCGCGTTGGCGGCGAGGTCAGCCGCGATCGCCGCTTGGACGCGGGCTTTCTGCGCCTGCGCGACCGGCGCCAGCGGCAGGTCGGGCAGCGGCGGTTCCTCCTCGGACAGCCAGGAATCGAGCGGATCCGGCCCGTTCGACATGTTCTCGGTGCCGGCGAAATGCTCCTGCGCAGTCCGGTGGACCCCATGCGGGTCGCCCATCTCACACAGATAGCAGCCCGGCTCGAGAGCCAACTCGATTGCCTCTTGGACCGCCGCGAAGTCCACCCCAGCCGGGTCGTCCTCCGCGACATCCATCACGGCCAGCGCCGCGTCCGACACCTGCGCCCGGATGGGCATCTGATCCAACGGCGGATCGAACGGCTTCTTCCCGATCCCGGTGATCCACCGGTACGCCGTCAACACCCCCAGGAACGCGTCGAACGCACCATCGTCCGACAACATCGCCTTGAACGTGTACGATTCCGGGCGCAGCTGCAACACCGCCCGCGCCCAGGTCGACGGCGCCTCGAACTCCTGCCCGTCCGACAACATCGCCACCTGGCACCGCTCGTACGCTACCGCCTGCAACGGCATGTCGTAGTACAGCCGCTCGTCCGGCTTCTCCCGGGTCTTGTAGTCCACCCGGATAAGCTCCGCGTCCCCACCGCCGACCCGGTCCAGGAACTCATCCGCCCACCGCGACGCGCCCCGCCGGACCCACACCGCCCCGTCCGACGTGCCGGCGTAGCCGTGCAGGCGGTTCAACAACGTCACCTCGGTCTGCTCCCACGAACCGGCCCCATCCGGGCCATTCGGGTGTAGACCGTAGTCGGTCACCCACTGGTGGAACTGGTCCATGTACGGGCGGACCTCCGGACGGATCGAGATCTGCGACCCACCCCCGAGAATCCACGCGTTGATCGCCTCGTGCACCTCCGTCCCCTCCTGCGATCGGCGGTTCGACTCCGCCTCATGCCGCCACGCGACGCGGCGCCACCAGCAACGTTCGCACCGGCCACACGGGCAACGTTCGCAGGTCTGGCCCCGGCCGTGTTTCAGGTAGCACTTGTTGAACGTGTTCCCGCACGCTGGGGTCATCTGCGCAGCCCAGATCGCCGGCAGGTTGTCCACCGCATAGTCCGCCGCGACCATTCCGGCCCAGATCTTCAACGCCGCCTTGTCCACCAGGTCCAGGATGGTGGTGACCGAGTCGAACCGTTCATTGGTCAACGGATGCACGTAGTACTTGCCACCGGCTGGGTTGGTCTGACGGTTGGCCGGTTCAGCCACTGGACAGCTCCTGTTCGAACAGACGGTGCACGGCTGCGGCGGGGATCCGCCACCGCTTGCCTGGACGGATGGCCTCGATCCGGCCGGTCCTAGCCCAATCGGACACAGTCCGGCGGGACAGGCGCAGCATCTTGGCGACCTCGCCGGTGGTGTAGGTGCAACGTTCGCGTGGCGGGTGGTACGTCATCGGAGGTGGCGCTCCTGCGGGTCCGGTGTCAGGTCACGTGGCTGACTGGGGTGGCGGTGCCGATCCAACTGTGGATCTGCCCGTCGGTCACCACCGGGTCGGCGGTGTTGGACAGCAGCCACTCCTGGGCTGCTGCCTTGCGGGCCTGCTCGTTCTCGGCCCGAACCCGTCTCTGGTTGGCCGCCCCGGTGATCTCATACCGGGAGAACCGGTCCCACCGGTGTTGCCCGATCCGCTCCTGGTAGTGCTCGTCACGTCGGCGCAGCCAACGCTGCGCCAACCCGTCCAACACCCAGTACGACCGGTCGGACAAGGACTGCCACAGCAGCGACAGCACAGCCACGGTCGGGCGGATCAGCCGCTGCGGTGCCGGTTCGGATCGGGTCCGCAGCAGCGCACCGAGTTCGTCTTCCAACAGCCGCAGCTTGTAATGCGCCAGAGTGGCCTCCACCCCCGAACCGATCGTGTACACCACGGCCAGGACCGGCAGCCAGTACACGCCGGTCAAGAGCGCGGCGACGATCAACACGGACACGGCGGGTACGGTACGGACCAGCCAGGACAACATCGGAACCTCCGGGGTCAGGCCGCTTGCTGCTGGGGATTACTGTTCTCGTGCACGCGCAGCCAACGACGCGGCACTTCGTGGGTGATGTAGACCCGGGACTTCGAATCGGTCACGTTCCGGTTGATGATCTCCATCATCTCGTCCCGAATAGCAACGAAGGTAGCGGGCGGGTCGCCGCCGCGCCGCTTCTGGATGAACTCGATCGGGTCGCACCCGAGACGAGAGGCGACCAGCTGGTACAGCGGCCGGTCGGCCAGAGGTGTGGGGGTATCTGCCATCGGTCAAGCAAACCACGGCAAAGTGAAACCCGTCAAGCAACCTGGCGTGGCACGTCGCTTGACACACCAGCTGTGGGTTGGTATGCTCGGACCCATGACCCTGACACCGACTGACCCTGCCCTGCCCACCGCCCACGACCTCGGCCTGCAACGGTTCGACGAAGTCATCGCCCGTCTGGAGCAGCTGGGCTGGCGCCGCCTGCGCGTCGACACCCTCGTGTGGGAGGCCGACCAAGCCAACCACCCCCGGGCGCTGCCCACCGTCCGGCACCACTACGACCACGGGGTGTGGGAGCTGTACTACGAACTGGACCGGTACTGGAACCACGACACCAAGCCGTTCTCGATCGCTCGGCTCGACCAGGCCGACCTGCCCACCGTCAACCAGGTGCTGGCCCAGCTGTTCGGCAAACACCTGCGTCGGTACGTCACAACCCAACGCAGCGCATGATCCAGGAGCTTAGCGCCGTCGAACGGACCGCGCTGCACATCGTGGTCGAAGGCGCCAAAACCGCCGTCGAGATGTTCCAGGAACAACCAGCCAAAACCGCCGACGGGACCTTGGTCGACGACACCACCTGCCGTCAGATCGCGCTGCTCGCCGCGAACCTCACCCACGCCATCGCCTGCTACCCCCACGTCCTGCTCGAACTCGCCGCCCAGGAGGAACCGACATGACCCGAGGCACCATCCAAGTCATCGCAGGCGGACAGTACGGATCCGAAGCGAAAGGCGCCGTCGCCGGCTACCTGGCCGCCGAACAGGAACAGATGCTCGCGATCCGGGTCGCTGGCCCCAACGCCGGACATTCGGTGGTCGACCCGATCACCGGCGAGAAGTACGCCCTGCGGCAGATCCCCGCCGCCGCTGTTACCAACCCCGGCGCGTCGCTGTGCATCGCCGCCGGATCCGAGATCGACCCGTACGTGCTGCACGAAGAGATCGCCTGGCTCGAACGCGGCGGGATCCACGTCAAGGACCGGTTGTTGATCGACCCGGCCGCGACCTGGCTCACCCAGGACCACAAAGACCGCGAAATCACCGCCGGGATCGTCGGGCGGATCGGGTCCACCGGGAAAGGGATCGGCGCTGCCCGCGCCGCCCGGATCATGCGCGAAGCCCGCACCGTCGGACAGCACCGGTCCGAGTTCGAACAGTACGGACACATCGGGTCCGTTGCTACCGCCGCCCGGTCCGTACTGCGCGGCGGGGCCACGGTCCAGATCGAAGGGACACAAGGGTACGGGTTGGGGCTGCACGGGGAACACTACCCGCAATGCACCTCCTCGGATTGCACCGCGTTGGATTTCCTGCAGATGGCCCGGGTCAACCCGTGGGAAGCCGACCAGCTGCAGGTGTGGCTGGTGTTCCGGCCCTACCCGATCCGGGTCGCCGGCAACTCCGGATATCTGTACGGCGAGACCAGCTGGGAGGCACTCGGGCTGGCACCGGAGATGACCACCGTCACCAAGAATATCCGCCGGGTCGGGCAGTGGGACGGCGGGCTGGCGTACGCCGCGATGCAAGCCAACGGTGGGTCGCGTGTCGTGTGGCCGGTGCTGACCATGGCCGACCAGATCGACCCTGCCCTGGCCGGGGTGACCGACTCTGACACGGTGCTCGGGTCGGATCTGCTCGGGCAGTTCCTGAAGATCTTCGAAGCCGACGTCGGGCTCGAACCGTGCATGATCACCACCTCCGACCGCACCTGCGTGAGGCTGTGATGGCCAAGAAGAAGCTCCCCCTGCAGGTCGCCTGCTCGACTTGCCACCGGCAGTACAAACCCCGACCCAACAACACCCTGCCCCGCCACAAAGACGGACTGCGGTGGTGCCCCGGCAGCTACCAGCCGCCCGCCGCACCCGACGACAACGCCACACCCGGCGGCAGTGGGTTTGCTTGGCTGCCCACCCCCGAACCGATCCTGATCGAAGTGCCCCGAGTCGGGGCGAAAGCACAACCACTGGCCGATTGGTGGGCCGCCCGCGCCCTGGCCGAGATCGAGATGGTCGTGGCGAAAGCCGTCGAATACGGCGCCACCGACCTGCGCGACCTGGGCTACCAGATGCTGGACATGGCCGGGCGGCGCGAGCAGTTCATGGACCCGGAGGACCTGCACTACAGCGACGCCTACGCCACCGAGGTCGGGATCGTCTTCTACGCCCAAGGGAAACTCGCCCGCGCCGTGGCCGCGATCAAAGAAGGCCGACGGCCCTCAGTCGATACCTGGCTGGACCTCGGGGTGTACGCCCGGATGGCCCAACGGGTCCACGACCGAGGCGGCTGGCCCGGTGTCTAGCCGGCACTGGTTCGACCCGATCCCCGCCTGCATCTACTGGGTGTGGTTCATCCTGACTTACTGCACTGGCAGCTGACCATGCCCACCCGGATATCCACCGCAGACGAACACTACTGGGAGCAGCAAGCCCGACACCTGGTCGCCTGCGACACCTGCCCCGCCCCGATCGACCAACCATGCCACTACCCGACCAGCGGAGTCGAAGCGTCAGTGTGCTGCCACACCAGCCGGATGGTCAAAGCCGTCAACCACCCCGACTGGGCCGGAAGGAAACCCAAATGGCTACCGACGAAACAATGCGCGACTGGCTCGCCCCCCAGATGAGACGCGCCGACTGCCCCGAACCCGACTGCAACATGTGGGCCGGACATCAAGGGCTACACTCCATCGCCCCCCGGGCTAGGCACACCATCCCCGGCTGGGCAGTGACCCTGTTCGCACTCACCGCCGGGCTGGCCATGCTAGCCGCCGCCGCCCGGATCCATCTGGAAACCGCCCTGCTCGCCGGCTGCGGGACGCTGCTGGTCGGCACCGCCATCGCCGCGATCAACGAGATGAGGAGACACTGATGGGCACACCCTGGGGCGACCAACCCCCACTCGTCTACTTCGCCGAACCGATCGACAAAGCCCACGGGCAGAACTTCGCCATCGCCGCCACCATGCACGGCGCACTCACCACCTGGGGCTGCACCACCTACCGCCCCAGCGCAGCCTGGAAAGCCACCCACCTGGACTGGCGGGTCGACCACCTCAACCGGCAAGCGCTACGCCTGGCCGACCTGATCGTCGCCTACCTCGACGAACACACCCCATCGATCGGAGTCCCCGCCGAGATCGAAGCCGCCACCGCCCAGAAAATCCCCGCCATCGTGCACTACACCGGCACCTCGTTCGTCCTGGCCGGCAACCCCCTGGTCACCGTCATCACCAAAACCGAAGACCTGGTCGCAGCGGTGATGCGAGCATTGAAAGACCACCCCCGGCCCGACCGGGCCGCCGACCACCAACTGGCCCGGACCCTCGCATCGGGTGGTTCGGTCAGCCTCGGCACCATCACCCCCGCACAGGCCACCGCCCTGGTCGCCAAGATCAACGGCCCCGAACCGATCCGGCTGGTCGTCACCGAAGGCGCCGCCCCACCCCAGCGGGTCTACCAAGACGACGCCGGAATCGACCTCACCACCGCCGCCGAGATCGTCATCAACCCCGGACAGTACGTCGACGTCCCCACCCAGGTCGAAGCCACCCAACTCCCCTCCGGATACTGGGGGTTGATCACCGGCCGCTCGAGTGCGCTGCGGAAATGGCGCCTGCACATCCCCATCGCCGTGATCGACCCCGGCTGGCGCGGCCCGCTGTTCGTCGGGGTGTGGAACCTCGGCGGGAACCCCGTCACCGTCAAAGCCGGCGACCGGCTCGGCCAGCTGATCCTCATCCCCAACCACACCGCCCCGATCGAAGTCGTCGCGGCGGTTGAAGACCACCCCCGGGGTTTGAAAGGATTCGGCTCGAGCGGATGAAACCCAGCCACCAATGCCGGGTCTGCGGACGGTGGCTCGAAGGCGAGTGGAACCGGACCACCGACCCAGACCTGCAGGCCGCCCTGCAACGGCAGATGAACCAAGGCCACTGCGACGGGTGCACACCCGACCTCGAACGGCCCCACCAATGGCGACCCACCCGGCTCGGCGTCACCCGGATCCTGCAAACCGAACGGCTGGCCATCCACCGGATCAACTACCTGTGGTGGTGCGCCTGGTGCGGCACACAGACCAGACAACCCGACTACCCCGGCGGGACCTGCAACCAACACCGCCTGGCCGAACTGACCGGCCGGACCTACACCGTCGACACCAAACCGACCCTCCCAGGAAGGCCACCCAACCGGACATGGCACTCGACTACCAATGCGTGTACTGCCGCCCCCAACCCCACGCACGATTCCACAACGGGACATTGATCGAGATCGCCCTACACCACACCGGACGGCGCTGCCACGGCGACATCACCCGGCTCACACCCACCGAATGGGACAGTTACGCCCCCGCACACGTGGACACCGAGCTGCGCCAGAAATGGGTCCGAGGGTGGCAGGCAACCCAATCACCCGACGCGAAACCACCCAAACCCGACCGGGTACGCCCCGCCGGGACCGTCCGCCGGCCCACCCCCCGCCGGTAGGGTGTTGTCCCGCCAGAACCAGCGGTACGATAGACGATCCGCGTCCGGGGACAGGAGCGGGGGGCTGCGCCGCCACGCGCAACCCCCCACCTGCTGACACCGGAACCCGCAAGACCACCCGGATCAATCCTAGCACAACCGGCCCCCGACGGCCGCCAACCACAACAAGAGGGGGGACGAGTGGAACGTACCCCGCTGCAGGTCGTGCTCGACGCCATCACCACCCGCACCGGGACCGGGCAGCTGCAGAACGGGCAATGGCGACTGCACTGCCCCGCCCACCCAGACCGAAACTCCAGCCTCGGACTGGCCGAAACCCCAGCCGGACATGCGCTGCTGTACTGCCAAGCCGGCTGCCGCACCGAAGACGTCCTCGCATCCGTCGACCTGCAGATGCGCGACCTGTACCCCATCACCAACGGCGACCGGCGCGAAGACCCCATCGTCGCCACCTACCCATACGTGGACGAAACCGGGCAGCTGCTGTACCAAGTGCTGCGGACCGCCAACAAACGGTTCATGCAACGCCGCCCCGACCCCACCCAACCCACCAAATGGATCTACAAACTCGACGACACCCGCCGGGTCCTGTACCGCCTCCCAGCCGTGCTGCAAGCCATCCGCGAAGGCCAAACCATCTACCTCGTGGAAGGCGAGAAAGACGTCCACACCGTCGAACAAGACGGCTGCGTCGGGACGTGTAACCCCGGCGGAGCCGGGAAATGGCGACCCGAATACACCGACCAGCTACGCGGCGCCCACCTCGTGATCGTCGCCGACATCGACCCCACCGGGGTCGGGATGCGCCACGCCCGAACCCTACACCAACAGCTACAACCAGTAGCAGCCAGCCTGCTGCTGTGCCAACCCGCCGCCGGGAAAGACACCACCGACCACCGGCTCGCCGGGTTCGCCCTGGACGAGCTGACCATCGTCGACCCCAACCCCCCAACCCCCACCCCGCAGGCCGTCCCGCTGCCCCCGGAGGCCATCGACGGGCCGCCCGAGCCGGTATCACCCGCAACCACCGACATGGGGAGAGCGAGGATCCGGTTGACCCCCGCATCGGCGTTCACCATCAAACCCGTCCGGTGGGTCTGGGACGGACGGATGCCACTCGGCGAGATCTGCCTCATCGCCGGACGCGAAGGCGTCGGCAAATCCACCTTCCTGGCCTGGCTCACCGCCGCCATCACAAACGGTAACCTCCCCGGGGTGTACGAAGGCGAACCCCGGGCCGTCCTGTACAGCGCCTCCGAAGACGCCTGGAGTTACACCATCGCCCCCCGGATGGTCGCCGCCGGAGCCAACCTCGACCTGGTCTACCGGATCGACACACTCGACGACGACGGCACCCCAGGGAAGCTGATCCTCCCACGCGACAGCCGATACCTGCCCGAGATCGCCGAAGAAACCAAAGCCGCCGCACTCATGTGCGACCCCATCCTCAGCCTCGTCGACGGAAGGATCAACCCCAACCAAGCCCAAGAACTGCGCTCCGCACTCGAACCGTTGAAACACGCCGCCGAAACCGCCGGGATCGTCGTCCCCGCACTCGTGCACTTCAACAAAACCCGCGACGTGGACATCCTGTCGATGATCGCCGGGTCGAGATCGTGGTCCGAAGTCGCCCGCGCCGCCCTGGCGATCGCCGAGGACAAAGAAGCCGAAGAATACACCTGTGTCGTCTCCCAGGGCAAGAACAACCTCGGCCGTAAAAACCTCCCCAACCTGCTGTACACCATCGACGACGTAGCGTTGGAGACCGAGGACGGACCACCTGCCAGGGTCGGCCGGCTGCGGTGGACCGGCGAGACCGAACTGGAGGCGGAAGAGGTGCTGCAACGCAAACCGACCAGCCAAGCCAACCGGGAGAACATGAACCGGACCCAGGCGGCGATCTTGGACTGGCTGGACGAACAGGGCCGCGCCTGCAGCCCCCGCGAGGTTGCCGATGGGCTGCCGGACGTCCTGAACTATGAGAACGCGAAGAAAACCCTCGCCCGGCTGGCGTCACGCGGCGTAATCCAACGGGTAGGGACAGGCTTGTATCGCACCGAACCTGCTGTCCCTGCCGCTGGAGCCGGGTCAACGCCCATGCGTACGCGCGACCCCCTCGGAAAACAGTCCCCGTCCCCCGCCCAAGTCAAGGGGGGTGGAGGGACTGGAAGTAAGGGTATACTTGTCCCCGCAGGGACTGGAGGAGGGACTGGGACGCAGGGGGCGGGCAAGTTGTCCCCCGAGGTGGTAAGGAGTTGCACGGTCTGCTACGGACCGTTAACGATCACCGAGCCCGGCCAGACCACCCACCCCACCTGCGAGCCCTAGCCGTCGGGACCGCGTGATAGAGTGCAGGGATGGCAACCCAGATCCAACCGGGACAACCCGGTGACCTGCCCGACCACCCACGCCCCATCAGCAGCACCACCTACCCCTGGGACCAATGGGCCGACGGACACACCTGGCTGCTCACCCGAGACACCGACTACACCGACACCACCCACAAAGTCACCGAAGCCGCCAAGAAACACGCCCAACGCCACGGCTACCACCTGCGCTACGCCACCACCCCCAACAGCATCCGCCTACGATTCATCCCGAAGGAACCCGCCACACCATGAGCCGACGTACACCCACCCCAGACATCGACCGCATCTGGACCACCACCTGGACCACACACCTGTGGCACCAACAATGGCTCGCCCATTTATACACCCAAACCCGAGCCAACCCCAACCACCCAGGACACGACCACCTCGACCACTACCACCAAGCCGCCCAGCAATACGCCGACAACCCCACCCCGTGGTTGATCGAACAAGGGCACCAAGAACAGATCACCCGACACGACCTCCAAGCCGCCCTCGACATCTACAACCAGCACGCCGGACACGACACCGCCCACCTCGGACTCACCAGCCACGACATCACCGACCCCACCACCCAGATCCAGATCCGAGACAGCGCCAACCACATCCTGCGGCAGATCACCGAACTCGCCCACCTGCTCGGACAGCAAGCCCAAACCTGGCGCCTGCAACCGCTGCTCGCCCGCACCCACGGCCAACCCGCCCAGACCACAAGCTACGGACACCGGATCGCCGCCACCATCACCCCGCTGCTGGCGGCCGGGGCCCGGCTCGAGGCCGCGATCCAGAACTACGACTTCCGCCCCCCGCACGGTGCGGTCGGCACCTCTGCTGACCTGAACCGCGTCCTGCACGGGTGGGCCGGGCACGGGAACGGCCCGACGACGGCCTCGGAGGGGTCTCCGAGCGCCTCGGAGCCCCCAGCGGGTATTTCGGGCCCCCCAGGAGCTTCGGAGGCCGCCGGAAAGGCTTCCGAAGCCGTCGACCTGTACGGCGTTTTGATCGCCAAAGCGGCCGGGTTCCAGTTCGTGATGCCCACCACCCGTCAGATCTACCACCGGTCCTACGACCTGCCGATCGCCTCGGCGATGGTGGAGATCGCGGCGGTCGCGCAGACCTGGGCCACCGACCGGCGGCTGGAGGCGATGCTCGGGTTGGGCAACGAGGCCCGCGACCCGGGGCAGGTCGGTTCGTCTGCGATGGCGCATAAGACCAACCCGGTCCTGTGCGAACGGATCTGCAGCCTGACGTCGGTTACTCGGAGTCACTACACCGGGTTGGCGGAGATCGCCGGGCAGGGGTGGCTCGAGGGGGATGTGTCGACCTCTGCAGCCCGGCGGTTGTTGCTGCCGCAACTGTTCTCGAATGTCTCGGCGATCTTGATCAACTGGCGCGACGCCGCCCTGCGGTGGGAGCCGGATTGTAAGCAGCTGTCCCGTGAGTTGGAGTTACACAACCAGGAGGTGTCGACGGGGGCGTTGCTGCACTACCTGGTCGAGTCGGGGGTGCCACGGTCGGAGGCCCACCGGCGGCTGCGTGGGGGGGTGTTGGGGCTGCTGGCCGATGCGGATGGCGAGGAGCATGATCGGTTACTGGCTGTGATGGTGGATGCGTCTCGGATCCCGGTGCAGGCGTTGGTCGAGGTCGATGTGATTGTGGCGGCGACGGCATCGCTCGGCCCGTCCAGTTGACACCCGGGGTGGCACGGTGGTTTCCTGGCGGGCGGGATGAGCGAGAGCTAAGCTGGATCTATGGCAGCCGATGTCTCCGCCCGAGTCCGGATCGTCAAAGTCTTCAACCTCGAAGAACAACTCCGCGACCAGGTCCAAACCCTGCGCGACCAGGTCCAAACCATGCAGGGGCAAATCCAGACCCTGCAGGGCCAGGTCCAGAACCTGAACCAACGAGTCACCGCACTGGAGAACGCACCTTGAGAGGACGGCATCTGTGGTAAGCGACGGATACTGGCTGGCCGCCCCCGGCCACGACTGGCGGCGGGTCAAGCTCGAGGACTACCTGACCGCAGCCGGCAACGCCGGACTGTACCGTACCGTCACCGACCGGCCTCCCGAGGCGTTCACCGACATCGCCTCCGGGATCCGAGGAACCACGTCCGACCCGAACGCGGACCCGCAGGAGATCCCCCGGTTGCACGTGCAAGGCCGGACGTTGAACGAGCAACAACTAGCTGCCTTGCGCACTGCGTGGGGCCAGGTCGGCGCTGTGCTCGCACAGGTCCGTGCCGACACCATCGCGGCGATGCGGGTTGTTGCCGAAGCAATGGGCGCCGCTGTCGATGAGGCTCAGAAGGTCCGGGAGGCTGCGACGATCAGGAACCAACCCTGCACGGCCGCACCCGACGATGTGCTCCGCCGTGTGTGCTACGTCTGGACGACCCACGAACATCCCGACCTGCCCGGGGTTCAGGTCGAGACCTGTATGCGGTGCGGGGAGCCCAACTGGGAGGCTCTAGCTAAACTCCTCCAATAACACCTTGTGTCACACTGGATGTCACGCTAAGATGGTGGTGTGAATCTATCGACCCGCACCGCCACCGCCACCCTGGCCGCCCTGACCACACTCACCCTCACCGCTGGATGTGACACCGACTTCTGGGGCAACCCACAACCCGGCCCCAGCGACGAAGGCACCAGCTGCCCCGTAGGAGAAGGACCCGTGGCCCCACCCCTGCCATTCGACCCCGCCGCCCAGCAGAAACCCGACGGCGTCACCCCCGGCAACAGCTGGATCGTGTTCGAACTCGAGGTCAGGGCGTTGGGCGGCGACGGGGACCGCGACTACTGCGTCCCGTTCGCCGGGCACGTCTACGCCCGGTCCGGCGAAGCCGACACCGTCACCCTCGACGGTGCCGGGCTGCCCGGCGGGCCGCACGACTTCATCGGGACCACCCCCTGGACCGGGCGGTACCTCGCCCTGCAGTACAACCCCACCGAGCAGCGGTTCGCCGGAACACCCCCCGCCTATGAGGTCCACCTCGACGCGACCTACCTGGCCGATCGGGACGCCCACAACCCCCCACCTGCAGCCCTGCGGTGTGCGATCCGACTGCGCGGGGCGACCGTCGCGCAGGACCTGTCGGTGATCGCGAAAGGCAGCAACGTCCGATGCGAGCTGCGCAGCAACGACTACTGGATCCACGCATGAAGATCTCGATCCTGTTGGTCGCTCTGGCGGCGGCGTTCTGCGTGGTCATGGCGGTCGGGTTCCTGGCCGGGTACATCCGATGAACCGGGTACTGTACGGCGACGCCCAGGGCCGGTGGGCGCAATTGATCTGGCCGGATGGGCTGGTGTCCCCTCCGGCGCTGGCGATGCACCAGCCGCTGGTCGGGCCGGCCGGGTTGATCCACCTCGGGCATCCGTGTGAGGTGGTGGGCCAGATCTGCGCCCGGCACGGCGGGAATAAACGCCCGGTCCAGCAGGCGATCGCCGGGCTGCTCGGGGTGACGCAGCAGCAAGTGTCGCGGTATGCCCTGGGGCAGTCGTTGCCGCCGCCCGTTGTCCTGCCGGTGGTCGTCCGGATGTGGTTCGATCCGCAGCTGGTCGAAGACGTGATAGCCGGGATCGAGGAGGTCGACGGTGGGTGATCTTCACGGCGAGATCCGGGTTCGGGTCGAGGCCCGGCAGCAACGGGCCCGAGAAGTTGCCCCGACCTGGGGGAAAAGCGTCCGCAATGGCGGGGTCGGTACGACCTTCACCCACCAGGCTGGGCAGTGGGAGGCGGCCGAGGCGACGAAGGTGTTCGTCTATCATGAGAACCCGACCGTCGTCCTGCGCAACTGCGCCGAAGACCTGCGGATCCTGGACGAGCACCGTCCGTGCGCCTGCGACTTGGCCCGGGAGGTTCCGCACTGTGTCACCCACCGCTGCCCGGCCAGACGGCCGCACACCGCGCTGTCGTCGCTCGCCCGTCGCTACGGAATTGAGGAGAACGATCATGACTGACGAACTCACCTGGTTTAAGAGCACCTACTCTGCCGACAGCGCCGCCTGCGTCGAGGTCGCCCGCACCGACACCGAGGTGTGGCTGCGGGACTCGAAACACCCCACCGGGCCCGTGCTGCGGCTCGACCCGGACGTGTGGCGCCGGTTCGTCCAAGACGTGAGCGCGGGAGCGTTCGACATTGGGACGAAGCCGTGAGCGGCGAAGCCCAGGACATCCCCTGGACCAGCCCGTGCGACACCGGTACCTGCATCCAGACCCGCACCGTCGGCGGCCAGGTCGAGATCCGCGACTCCGAAAACCCAAACGCTACGCTGCTCGTACCGGCGCAGGCGTGGGAGCGGTTTCTCGCCGCTGTCGTAGCAGACCGTTGATGGCTGGCGAACGCCCTTACCAGGACGGGCTGGTCGTGGTCAACTCGGACGGGACCGACACCGGCGGGCCGTTGCAGTTCCTGGCCGACGCACTGCTCGCGAACGGGGTCGACCGGCAGGCTGCCGCCCTGATCATCTCCACCATGGCCGACACCCTCGAGGTCGAGCGGAAAGCCGCTGACATGAACGCCTGGCGGCAAGGACGGGCCACAGCCACCGAACTGGTCCGCAAAGTCGACCAATCCCACCAGCTGTACACCGTGCGTTGGCAAGAAGCCTGGGACGCGCACGAGATCATGCAAGCCGTGCGGTGGCGCGGCGTGGCGGAGGGTCTGCAGATCGCACTGTCGATCCTGGCCGGACCGGAGGACCAGTAATGGCTGGCTGGTGGGACCACTTGCTGCACACCCCGATGCGTGACCTGGCGTGGTATGACTGGATCGCCGCGATCGCGGCGATCCTGATGTCCGTCGCGGGCATGATCGGTGGGGCGACGGCCGTCCGATGGGGGCTGCAGCGGTGGCGCCCGGGGCCCACCCCGGAGCAGCTGATCGCCGCGATCAAAGCCAACTACGCCGGCCAGTGGGTCGCTGTGCACGGCGGGAAGGTCATCGGGCACAGCCAATACAACACCCGGGTCCTGCCTGACGCTGTTGGTCGTGCCGGGACGACTATCGCCTACGTCTGCCGCCCGGAGGAGATCCCCAAGTGGGCAGCCAGGTTCGACCGGGAAGGACGGATCGGACCGAACGACGAGCACGAAACCCGCGAAGAGGCCGAACGTTGGGCGCAGTCCTGGGTTCGGTCGCGCGGCCCGGCGACGTTGATGCAACGGGTGGACGACCCGATGCACCTGTGCGGGGTGTGGGTCGAGGTCGGACCGATCGAGGTGGGGCGGGATGCTTGACCGTTGGTACGGGGTCAGCTGCGATGGGTGCGGCGCAACTCAGGAGATTCTGCCTTCTGGTCGTGCGGCTCGAGCAGCGGCGAAGAGGAGAGGCTGGCGGCGGATCCTGGGCCGAGACCTGTGCCCGCGATGTCTGGCGAAGGAAGCTGAAGATGCCTGACGGGGGGCAGGAGGAGCAGGAGGGTGGGGCTATGGTCCTGACGTTCCGCGACGAGGCAGGCCGGGAATGGCTCGCCGCCGCCCTGGTTGGCCCGCTGTACCGGTATGAGGGCGCCGACCCGGTCCCGGTCGAAACCATCCCGGTCTCGTTGTTGAAAGACCGCCCGTTCACCCTGTGCCGGATCACGGTGGTCGACCAGTGATGGACGGACGCGGGACCGGGCTGTGGAGCCGCGACAACGACACCTACCGGATGTTGTCCTACGTCGCCAACCGCAGGAAAGGCTGGAGCCTCCAACCCGGCCAATGGTACTACCGCTGGCCTGGCAAGGCAGTCGCTGCCGCACTCCCGAACCTGCCCTACGGGCGGGCGTCGGCGAAACCCCACACCGACCGGACGGTTGCGCACATCTCACATCTGGTCCTGCTGGGGTGGCGCGGTGGGCAGCTGCTCGGGACGATGGCGGTGTGGCTGTGCGGCTCCACCACCACCCAGTTCGTCCTCGAGCAGGATCTACAGTCCCGTCCGTGTCCGATGTGCTTCCTGCGCCGGGATGGGCTCGGGATCCTGATCCAGAACAGCATCGTCGTGATCGGAGGCCGCAGTGGCTGAACCGCGACACCGTTGCCCCGGGCTGTGCGGCAACACCGTCCCGAACCATCTGCTGGCCTGCGGGCCGTGCTGGTGGCGCCTGCCGGCGCAGCTAAAACGGACGGTCGGGCGGGCCTACCACCGCCGGGAACACGACCCGACCGGGCACCAGCAGGCGGTCGCGGCAGCGGCGGCGTGGTACCGACAGCAGAAAGAGGGGCAAGCGAATGGCTGAGGTCGATCTGGAGAAGGTCGAGGGCCGTCGGGCGCGGGCAGCTGCCTGGATGAACGGGCAGGACCCGCCGGAGGGTGCGGGGGAACGCGCGGCATGGCTGGTCGTGACGGGTGATGTTCCGGCGTTGATCGCCGAACTGGAGCAGATCCGACGTGACATGGCCGACCTGCGGGTCGAGCGAGATCAATACTGGAGCCGGTTCAACAGTTCCCAGGACTCGAACAGGACCCTTGCGACTATGGCGCGGGAGGAGCGTGACCGGGCTAACGAGGCTGCCCGGTTGAGCGCTGAGGCCCGCGACCTGCGAACAGAGATCGCCGAGATGGAGGAGGTGATCCAGGACCTGCGGCAGGATCTGCAGCGGCACAGCGACGCCCGGATTGTCGAGACCCGCGCCCGGTGCCGGGCCGAGCAGGTTCAGTTCACCCACTCCATGTTCGCCTACCCCCACCTGTTCCTGTGGCATGCCCTGTTCGACGGGACCCCGCTGTGCCGGTGTTGGCACAGCCGCGAGATGAGGGAGCACGCCCGTGCACTGGATGTGGAGTGACTTCGTCCCGAACGTCCTGGCCAACATCGCCGGGACCGGGACCGTCGCCCTGGCCGTCGCCGGGTTGATCAAACTCGACACCGTCCGGGCCAGACGTCGCGCCGCCCAGGCCCGCGCCGAGCGCGCCGCATCGAACCTGTCCCCCGCTCCGTCCGCCACACCCGAAGGAGACAACCAGTGACCCAGCCCGACGACCGGCTGTACCAAGACCTGCGGCAGGCGTTGAACCGCAACAGCGCCGAGAACGGCAGCAACACCCCCGACTTCATCCTGGCCGAATACCTGCAGTCTTGCCTGCGGGCGTTCGACCACGCTGTGCGGACCCGGGCGTCCGCGACCCAGTTGAGCCCGCTGGACCCGAACCCCGGGTCGACCCTGTTCGCGCGTTTCGACCCTGTCGAGCAGCCACTGGCTGTCCTCCCGGGGATCCAGACGCTGCTCGAGCAGCACGTCAAAGCTGTGGAGGAGTTGCTGCGGACGGCGGCGTGTGCGGTGTGCGGCGACCCTGCGGTCATGCTGATGCAGACCAAGCCGGCGCGGATCGGGTTCCGCCGGGATGCGACGGACGACCTGGCGTTGAGGATCACGGAGGAGGTCCGGCCGTTGTGCGCCGCCCACTCAGACACACCGATCCAGACGCCGGACGTCCCGTCTGACCCGTACCTGTGGGAGTCCGGGACATGACCGGCAAGATCCCAGAGAGCGTCTTCATCGACGCCAACCGGGCCCGCAACAGCGAAGTGCACGGGCTGAACAACGGCGGGCTCGAGCGTCTGATCGTCATCGGCGCCCGCGAACGCGGATTCCGCGCCGCCGTCGCCGCCGCCTACCGCGCCGGCCAGGCCAGTACAATAGACCCATGCACCCACACGTGTGGAACCCCCGGCTGCACCCCCGCGACCGGATCGGCCAGTTCACCGACACACCCGGCAGCGGGTCGTGGCTCTCCCGGGCTGCCGAGCAGGCCCGGCGCGGGTTCACCGACGCCGAGCTTGCACAGCGCGAGCAGGACGTCAACGACCTGATCGCCGGGAGCCGCCATCTGGACACCCACCGGGTGCACAAACCGAACGGACGCTGGTCCGACGAACGGGCCGCCGCTCACCGGGAGATCTTGGACAGGGTGTGGGCGGAGAAAGCCACCCGGGTGCCGAACGAACACCGGGCGGTGATGACCGGCGGGTTGATGGGCGCCGGAAAGACCACCGTCCTAGCCGGACACCCCGAGATCGACATGTCCGACTACCTGATGGTGTCGGCCGACGACATGAAAGAGGAGATCATCCGCCACGGTCTGGTCCCGCGCATCCCGGGCGCCGAACACCTGTCGCCGATGGAGCTGTCGGCGATGTACCACGTCGAATCGGCCTACCTGGCGGACGCACTGGCCGAACGCGCCTACGCCGAAGGGAAGAACGTGATCCTGGATGCGTCGATGGGCGACCGGACTGCCCCGGCGGCGCGGCTGGCGCGGCTGCGCGACATGGGCTACCAGGTCCGGGGGGTGTTCGTCGACATCCCGGTCGAGACGAGCCTGCAACGGGCGTCGGCCCGGTACCGGTCGGGGATGCAGCAGTGGGGCAGCGGTACCGGCCCGGGCGGGCGGACGATCCCTCCGGCGTTGATCGAGGGGCAACGCGGCCCGGGTGGGATGACGAAGAACCGGGTGGTGTTCGACCAGCTGCGCGAGGAGGGGTTGTTCGGGGCGGGGTGGGAGGTACACGACAACACCGGGTCGGCGCCGGTGCTGTTGAAGCGCGGAGGAATACAGACGTGACACGGAGCGTTGCACTTAGAGGAGGAGTGTCGCATGGGCAGCAGCAGGACGGTGCAGCAACTGGTGGACGATCTCGCATCTGGCAGGATCAACCTGGATCTGGCGGTGAGGGATTTTGGGACCCGCCGTTGGCCCGGCCCGGCGCCGGAGACCGCGCAGCAGCGGCACGGGGTGCACGACGCGGACCTGCCCGACCCGAACAGTATCGATTGGGTGCAGGTGAGCCCCGGGCTGTCAGACGAGCAGCGTCGCGCGTTGCTGCGCGTGTACGACCAGCGTACGTCCCGCTCTGGGCGTTGATCGCGGTCCGCGAGCTGTGTTTCGCGGTGATGGTCGCGGCGTGTGGGTGGTTGGCGGTGTATGCGGTCTGGCCGTGGTCGCCGTTGCCGGCGCTGCTGGTGTTGTGGTTGGGGACGCAGGTGGTGCCGTGGTTCCGGCGGCTGTCCCACCCCCGCCGCCCCCGGGTTGCACCCGAGGTGTCACCTGTGGTACAATGGTGGGGTAAGGGACAACTACAGAGAGGACCCTGCAATGAGTGAGAGCCAGGGCTACAGCGCCCCCGACGCCACCTCGCCCGAGTACCGGGCAGGCTGGGCCGCCGAGAGCGCCAGCCAGGCAACGACTCTGGTCGGAGAGGATCTGGACGACGATGAGCTGGGCATGTTCGCCAGCCGGCTGCTGGGATGGCTGCGCAGTCAGCCGGACGTGATCAGCGCCGAGATCGTGATGGACACCGGCAAGGACGACCGCAAGACCAGCGCCGACATCATCCTCGGGGTGGATGTCGCCGCGATCGGCGGAGTCAGCATGACGATGAACATCACCCCGTGACCTTGTTCCCTCTCTGATGGGCCCGGCCCCCCGGCGCGACGACGCCCGGGGGGCCGGTGCTTTTCTCGGCTGCTTAGCTCAACGGCAGAGCAGGCGTCTCTAACACGCCGGTTGCGGGTCCGACTCCCGCCGCAGCCTCGCACCGCGCGTGGCCCGGACAGCCGGGTAACGCGGCGGGTCAGGGCGCCGGGCTGGCTGGGCGCCTTGTCGACTTGGCCCGCCGGGGCCACGAGCGGTTGCACGCGAGGTGTCACCTGTGATATAATGGAGGTGCCCGGCCGGACGTCGGTCGGGCGGGTTGGCAACTCCAGAGAGGGAGAACAGGATGTCTGTGACAGTGGGCGCAGGAGCCACCGAACAGGGCCGCGACTGGAAGATCATCCAGGGTGACCGGCCGCAGAGTGGCGCCTACGACAACCACGTCTGGCAGGAGTTCGCCGGGCTGGCCATCGAGGTGGGCGGCTACAGCGACCTGACTGCCATCGACCCCTACAGCGGGCGCAGGTTCTGGCTGGGCGACGCCTACCGGTGCAACACGCACACGGCGATGCTGAAAGCCGCCAAGCCCGGCGAGGAGGCTCTCGCGGTCTACCAGGCGTCACACGAGTGCGGCGACTGCGGCGGCACGATGATCGCCGCGATCCGCCGGCTGTTGGACGCGATGGAGGCCGTCGGGTTCCCCGGCGAGCCGGCCGACGAGCCCCGCAGGGCGAACGTGGCCAGCGCCTGACCAACCCAACACGACGCCCCCCAGGGCAACCTGGGGGGCGTCGCCCTATCCGGGGATGTGTTCGATCAGCACCGCGACCACAAACGCACAGAACCCGCCCCAACCCAGCCGCTCCGGGATCAACCCGAACGCAGCCAGCCCCGACAGGACCAACGCCAACAGCAGGAACAGCAAAACCAACACGGTTGCCATACCGGGTGTTTACCCACCGCGACCCCCGGGCATGCTACCATCGGGTAGCCAGGGTCGCGATGACCCCTGGATAGGGAGAGTCGAGATGACCAAACCCGCCGAAGGTAAACGGCTAAGCGGCAACCCCGTCGGGATCCGGGTCAGCCCCAACAAAGACAGCCTCATCGCCCGCCGGATCCGCGCGGTTGAACTGCGCGTCCAAGGCATGACCCTCAACCAGGTCTCCCAGGCCACCGGCGTCAACCCACGGACCGTCCGGATCGACATCGACACGGTGTTGCGCGAGCGGGACGCGGAGACCATCCCGAAGCTGCGCGCGCTGGAAGAGGAACGGCTCGACCTGGCCGTCCGGACCGCGACCGCGATCATCGAAGCCCACCCCGGGACTGAACTGGCGTTGAAGGCCGTCGACCGGTTGATCCGGGCATCGGCCCGCCGCGCCGGGCTGCTCGGGTTGGACGCCCCGGTGGAGTTGAACATCCGCAGCACCGAGGTGACCCAGGCAGACCTCGAGTTGGACGAGCTGATCCGGGAGGCGCAGGCACGTAACGCGAACACCCGGGAACAGCTGATCGCGCAGGCAGGCGGTGGCGGTGACGACACGGCAACCCCGGTGGCCTAAGGGTACGCCGTGGCAGCGGCAGGGACCTGGCCCGGGACGTTGGGCTGAGCAGCTGTCGGCGCAGCTGCCCGGCCACGTCGAAGAGCCTGACTACCGGGGGGTGCACCAACCACCCGACCCCCGTGGCGCCGACACCGTGATGCGGCTGGACGACCTCGAAGCTGACATGCCCGACGTGTACGAACACCCCGAATACTACCTGTCCAGAGAAACCGAGGGCTGGCGGGAAGCAGTCCGCGCGATGCGCGCCGTCCGGGGCCGACCCGACGCTACGATCACAATCTACCGGGCCGCACCGCCCGAGGCGGGGGCGATCAACCCCGGCGACTGGGTCAGCACCAGCCGGGCCTACGCCGCGACCCACGGTAGACACGCCCACGACCCCGCCCAGGACTGGCCGGTCATCTCGATGCAGGTTCCGGTCAGGGACGTGTACTGGGGCGGGAACGACTTCACGGAGTTCGGGTACTGGCCCGGTGTTGAGGAACGGCCGTGACTGCCGTTCTGCCTGGGCTCGAGCTTGAGCTTGACGCCCCGCCGCTGCCCTGGATCACCGACCCGTACCACCCCGAGGTCAACGCTGAGAACTTCGACCTGTACGGGTATCTGGCCCAGTTCGACCCCAGGCTGTTCACCCACAGCCGAGGCCGGCGTGAGATCACCCGGTACGACCCGATCCTGTTCGCGATCGTTTACTTCCCGCACCACATCCGCACCGACGGGCGGATCTCATTCGCCGACCCGCATTTCCAGTGGGCCGGCGCCGCCCGACGGTGGATCGTCCCCGCCGGGCTGAAGCAAGACCGGCACGCCTACGTCGCCCCCCGCGACACCGGCAAGTCGACCTGGTGGTTCCTGCTGCTGCCGATGTGGGCCGCCGCGCACGGGCACATCAAGTTCGCCGCCGCGTTCGCCCACTCCGGCACCCAATCCGAGACCCACCTGCACGCGTTCCGCTCGGAACTGGCCGAGAACCAACGGCTGCGGCAGGACTACCCCGACCTGTGCACCCCCGCCAGGAAGCCGAACGGGAAAACCACCGCCGACAACATCCAGATGTTGCGAACCAAGGCCAACTTTGCGTTCGCTGCGCGTGGGGTGGACGCGGCGAACCTCGGGTTGAAGGAGAAAGACACCCGCCCCGACCTGATCCTGCTGGACGACGTCGAACCGGACGAAGCCTCGTACAGCCAGTACCAGATGGAGAAACGACGCGGGACCATCATCGAGGCGATCCTGCCGATGAACCTGCGCGCCCATGTCGTGCTGGTCGGGACCGTCACCATGCCCGGCAGTATCGTCCACCAGCTGGTCGCAGTCGCGAGAGGCGACACCGAGGTCGAAGCGTGGGTCGGGGAGGAGAACTTCGCCCCGCACCACGCCCTGCCGATCTGTCTACGCGACGACGGGACCGAACGAAGCATCTGGCCCGCGAAATGGCCCCTGTCGTTCCTGATCTCGATCCGCCGGACCCGATCCTACCTGAAGAACTTCGCCAACGACCCGATGGGCACCGAGGGCGGGTATTGGACGTTGGAAGATTTCACCTACGGCGAACTGGGCAACCCGACCCGCTGGTTCCTCGCGTTGGACCCGACGATCACCACGAAAACCCGCTCCGACCCGGCCGGGGTCGCGGTCATCTCCTATGCCCCCGGCTATGTGATCCCGGCCGAGTCGCCGCGCAGGCTGCCGGCGAAGGTCCCGAGCCGGTGTCTGGTGGAGTTCGCAGCGGAGGTGAAGCTGGTCGGGGAGGGTCTGCGCCGGTACCTGTTGAAGGTCTTGCAGCGGTACCCGAGGGTCAAGGCGATCATCGTCGAAGGCAACCAGGGCGGGGAGAACTGGCACGCGATCCTGCACGATATGCCGGTCCGGGTGGTTGTCGTGTGGTCGGAGGAGAAGAAGGAGGTCCGGGCGGCGAACCTGCTGGAGCTGTACCAACACAACCCGCCGAGGGTCCTGCACCCGGAGCCTGGGGCGGTGGTGGCGCTGGAGCAGCAGATGGCGTCTTTCCCCCGGGGCAAGGACGACATGGTGGACGCGGTCGGGTCGGTGTGTCTGCGTGTCCTGGGGAAGCCGCCGAAGAAGGGCCAGACGTTCTTCCCGGTCTGATACCCTGGTCGTAACCGACAGAGAGGGGGCCGGCGTTGACCAGAGCGCTCACCCCGGCCCACGCCGCCCAGCTGCAGGTCGGAACCATGACCACCGCCGGCTACGGCACCCCCGCCCTGGTCAACCCCGGCAACCCGGTGGAGATCACAGTCACCCCCGACAGCGACGGCGACGGACAGCACCTCGATACTGGCGCCACCGGGCTGTTGATGCGCAGCCTCGCCGAACTGGACGCCGCCCGCCCCGAATACGCCCTAGCGGACGAGATGTACGACGGGACCGTCGAAGAACTGCACGTATCCGACGCCATCGCCCGGCTGCTGGCACAATCCGGCGTGAACAACATCGAAAACCTGAACTACGCGAAAGTCCCAGTCGACACCATCGCCGAGAAGCTGCAGATCCGCGCGATCACAGTCTCTGCCGGCGACCTGGCCGAGGACGACAGCCACGACCCCGACCGGGAGATCGGCGAAGCCGACCGCGACATCGAAGACGACCCTGAGGTCGACGAGCAGAAAGAAATCAGCAGTCACGCGCAGGAGCTGCTGGACGAGATCCGCAAACGCAACCAGCTCGACGCGGAAGAACCCGAGCTGATGAAAACCTGCTCCCGCTACGGCGAAGGCTACCTGTTCGTCTGGCCGGTGGTGGCCGACCCGGAAGGCTACGAAGAAGCCTCACCGCTCGAGCCGGACCAACCCGCCCGGATCGTCGGGGTTGACATGTTCGTCAACAGCCCGTACACCACCCGGGCGTACTACGACGCGGAGAACCCGCTGCGGATGACCCACGTCCTGAAATCGTGGGAGTGGTACGACGAGGCCAACGACGCCGACCGGCTCCGCGCCACCCTGTACTTCCCCGACCGGATCGAACGTTGGGTGGTCAAGCTGCAGGGCGACCAGGCCCGCCGCGAAGACTGGGAGCACTACGTCGAGGGCGACGAGCAGTGGCCGTTGGACAACCCGACCGGCGAGATCCCGTTCTTCCACCTGCGCAACGCCCGCCCCTACGGCGTGCCCGAACACCGGGCAGCGTACGGGCCGCAACGGTTGATCAACAAACTGGTCAGCACCCACGCGGCGACGATCGACTTCCAGGGCTGGCCGCAGCGGTACTTCCTGATCGACCCTAAAGCCGACGACCCGATGATGAACCTGCTCGACCCGGACAACCCCGAGGACGATGGGGACGACCCGGAAGGCAGCGGACGCAGCCCGTTCCGGGCCGACCCGGCAGCGGTGTGGAAGATGTTCGCCAGCGCGGTCGGGCAGTTCCAGGCCGCCGACCCGCAAGTGTTCATGGCGCCGCTGGACCGGTACATCAAGTCGATCTCCGAACTGTGCGGGATCCCGCTGGACCGGTTCGTCGGGTATTCGACCCCGCCGTCGGGGGAGTCGCGGAAGGCCGCGAACGAACCGCTGTACGAGAAGGCCGGGTCGCGGCAGGACTCGTACGGGCCGGTGATGGAGGACGCGTACGAGTTCGCGCTGCAGCTGCTGGGTGTGACCGATGTGACGGTCGACGTGAAATGGAAGCCGCTGCAGGTCGCGGTTGGGCTCGAGGATTGGAACATCATCCAGGCGAAGATCGGCAACGGTGTCCCGGTCCGGCAGGCGTTGATCGAAGCCGGCTACCCGGAGGACGAGGTCGACATCTGGCTGGTGGATGAGACCGGCGCGGACCTGGTCCGGCGGGTGGCGTTGTTGAACTCGATCGGGACCGCGATCCAGGCGATGTCGGCCGGTGTCGCGGTCGGGATGGTCTCTCCGGAGCAGGCCGGCGACATCATCGCCCGGATCATTGGGGCGGTTGGGGAGAACCTGCCGCGTCTGGCGAAGCCGGTCGCGTTGCATCCGCAGATGCAGCAGATGGCGGACCAGATGCAGAAGGACGCCCGGGGTCAGCAGGTGGCTGAGCATATCGCGTCCGCGCCGCCGCAGCCGCAGTTCGACCCGGAGGGTAAGCCTATCCCGCCGCCGCCTGACCGGCCGTTGCCGCCGATGCCGCCCCCGCCGCCGCCAGTAAGGGTCGGACGATGACCTGGGGACCAAGCGACGAGCAGAAACACCCTCGCGACCGGGCTGGGCGGTGGGCCGAGAAGCTGTCCGATCTGATCGGCCAGCGCCGTTACCGTGGCATGCTCGCTGACTTGGCGGCGATGTCCGCAGACACCCCGGAGCACCGACAACAGGGGGCGGCGGCCCGCCGGGAGACGGCTGAGTGGTTGCGTGGTCTTCTGTCCGACCCGGAGTCCGGGCACGCTACGATCCCGGTCGGTGTTGGTGTCCTGCTCGACTTGGCTGACGTGATCGCGGGTGGGGAGTGGCAGGTCGCCCCGGCGTGGGGGTCGGGTGAGCCGGGCGGGGTGATCCGCCGGGTGTACACCGGCGGGCCGGGCGCCGGGTCGCTGCGGATTGAGACCGACGGGGGGAATCTGGATTTCCCGATCCCCGAGCCGTGGTCACGGGGCGAAGAGATCCGCATCCAACGCGCCTTCCGTCGGGGGTGACCTGTGACGTGGGGACCGGAGGAGGAGCGGGCACACCCGCGCGACGCTGAAGGCCGTTGGACTGACCGGCTCGATGCCCGGCTGCGTCGGCTGCCGGATTTTCCGGCCGATGGGACGCGGATGCAAGCATCCGAGATGGCGTACCGTAAACGCTGGCTGGACGAACACGGTCGGTACAGCGGGCTGGAGATCTGGCACCCGAACCAGGGCACTTGGGCGGACGCAGCCGACGCCTTCCCAAAGGGCCGCTCCTACGGGCCAGCTGACGAGGACGACCCGATGAAGGGTATCAAGCTGGACGACCCGTACGGGATCGGGATGGAGGCGCATTGGACCCCCTCCGCTCCGATCCACGTCCGCAGGAAACTCGAGCCGGTCCGCCGGGTCGACCAGACGCGGGAGAAACCCAACCCGAGGATGGAGTACCTGCACGAGGAGACCGGCGTGTGGGTGCCAGGGGCTAGGCTTGACGTTGACCCTGACACGGGGATGTGGGATGCGTTCGGCAGCCCGTTCGGCTCGGGGAAGGTTGCCGAACGGCCGCACTACCCGCCGACGAACTTCGACAAGCAGACCGTCGCCTACGGGTTCACCCCGGAGGATCACGCGTTCAACGGGATGATCCGAACCATCCACCTGCAGGACGTGGTCGACCAGCCGTCTTACCTGCAGGGCGGGTACCAGATGCTCGGGCAGGACGGGCAGTGGCACACCCTGGAAGAGGCGTACCAGGTCTATCCGGAGCTTGAAGACTCGGATCTGTTCGAGTTGATCGCGGGGGATCTGCATTTCCCGGAGATCGAAGCGTCGTCGGAGTTGACGGTCCGCCGCACCCCGATGGACTACTGACAGGAGGAGAAATGGCAACCTACGGAGCACCCCGGCAGGTGCCGGGCCGTAACAGTACCGGCCGCAGCCGCCAGACGAGCAGCGCGAAGCGTAAGGGGATGAAGGCGCTGCCGCCGCGACGGACCGGCGGGTCGAAGATGACCCGCGACGGGTCGAACCCGATGGCCCACGGCGGGAACTGCTAAGGAGAGATGGCGATGCGCCGTTGGAACGAGAAGGACCACCCCCGCAACCCCGAGGACGGTAGGTTCCGGGACAAGATCGGCGGCGGCGGGTGGGCGCGGCGTATCTCCGACGCGATCGGGCGACGCCGAGGCGAGCGTGACCAACGCCGCGAAGACGCCCAGTACGAACGCGACCGGCGCGAACACATGCGCACCCACCCTGGCGCGACTGCCCGGCAGGCGGCGATCCATGCGTCGATGCAGCAGTCGTTCCGCCGGGAGGAGCAGGCCAGGGCGGCGGGCGACACCGCGCGGGCGGACAAGCTGAAGGCCCAGGGGTTCGATTTCATGCAGTCGTACCACCAGCCTGACCCGGGTGGGCCGTCGCGGCTGTCCCGGATGGAGGACGGCACCGGTTCGCGTGACCCCAGGCAGGTCGGTGGGCGTCCGATCGAGATCAACGGCCAGACGGTCGGGTACGAATCGACCGGGCCTGGGATCCGGGGCGTCAACCAGGACGAGGAGGGGCTGCCCCGGGGTCGGCTCGAGCGGGAGTTCGCCGATGTGGTTAAGGCCGACGAGGCCGCCCACGTCGGGGCGTTGAACGAGTCGAAACACCAGATCATCACAACCTACGTCGATGACCTGTTCGAGGTCGCGGAGGACATCCAGAACGGGGTCTTCCAGCATGATTTCGAGGAGGACCCGGATCTGGAGGATCTGGTGAATGCGATGGCGGATGTGGTGATGGACCGGCCGGACAACTGGGGGGCGATGCAGTCGGCGGCGGAGCGGCTGCGCAAGTACATCATCCGCAGCGGCTATGCGAATGTGGCGAAGCTGCCGCGACGCCCGCCGGAGTCGACCTGGAGGAGGGACTAGTTCGTGTCGTGGGGCCCGGACGACGAGCGCAACCATCCACGCGACCCTGCGGGGCGGTGGGCGGAGAAACTGTCTGCCAGGATGATCCATCCGTTCGACGATTTGGACTACCCGGAACCCCGCCCACATGGGAACCGGTCGTTTGCTGGGGCGAAGATGGTCCCGGTGTCGGCGATGTTGCAACGGCTGGAGCTGTGGAGTGGGCAGGTCGATGTGTACGACCAGCGCAGCGACCGGTGGGTGAACCTGGGCGAGGTCCGGCCGGGCCGGGGTACCGACCGGGTGCAGTTTCGGGGCCGGGGTCCGGGTCCGGCGTTGTTCTCCCGGAATCGGACGGATAGCGTGATTGTCCGGAGGGCTACCGGACAAGCAGGGGCGTGACACATACGGTGTCACTCTGGTAGAATGGGAGTATGCAATGGCAGTCACCGTCAAACCCCTCGGGCGGGTCGGTAAGTACACCGCCCGAGGCCACCACGCCCACACCGCGATCGGCTACCTCAACAGCGGCGCCCCCCTCGCCCACGGCGGGAACTGGCGCGGCGGGGCAGCCGCACCCCGGGCCCGCCGTGGTGGCGGACGTCGACGCAGCAGCTACTGACGCCAGGAGTCACGCGTGAGCCGCTGGAACGAACGCGAACACCCCCGATGGCCCGCCGGTACACCAACCTCCGGGAACATCGGGGGTGGCCGGTTCGCCGGAGCACCCCGACCCGGTGTCCCATCGTCGGGCGGACACGCGTGGGCCGACCAACTGTCCGGGCAGATCGGACGGCGGATGCTCGACCTGGGCCGCGACCGAGGCGACGGCACCCGGACCGTCACCACCGAGCAGATGCTCGCCGCCCGCGCCTCGATCCGCCCCGGGATGTACGACTACCAGGACCGGTGGACCGGCGAGTGGCGTCCGCTGCACGGGGTTGACCCGCACGGGGTCGCCGCAGCGCACGGGATGGCGCTGTCCAGCAGCCCAACCTCCGCACAGATCTACTGGGATCGGGTCCGGATCAAACCAGCCGGCCAGCCGGTCCAACCCCATGCCGAACCGACCCCCCGGATCGGCATCCCGCAGGGCGACGGGACCTACCTGATCACCGGGCAGGAGCTTGCCCAACACGGCGCCGAGCTTGAAGGCCGGATCGACTACATCCCGCGAGGGGGCGCCGGGGACTCGCGGCTCGAGCCGCGCGAGGTGGTGTTCATAGAGCCCGGCAAAGGCAGCGGGGTGTTCTTGGGCCAGTTCGGGTCCACCAGCCTGCTGCGCGGCGACAGCGAGGTGCTGATCAGCTACCACGGCGAACCGACCGACGACCAGCAGTTCTTCGAGATGCGGATGGCCACCGGGCTCGAGAGTGACGAGGACCCGGAGGATCTGTTCACCCACGACCGGCGTTACATCGGCAACATCGAGGTGCAGGACCCGCAGACCGGCCAGTGGGGTGTGTACCGGGGCGGGGAGTACGAGGAGGACGAGCTGACCGGGCAGGACGTGATCCACATCTGGGTCGGGGAGCCCGGCGGCGAGTCGAAGATCGTCCTGCCGGACAACCCTCGTGGCGGGTATGGGCGGATCCGGATCCGGCCGATCTCTGGGCAGGCCGGGGGGGGTCCGCGATGAAGTGGGACGAGCGGAAACACCCCCGCGACCCGCGCGATGGGCAGTTCACCGAGTCGTGGGCCACGGCTATCTCCGACCGGATCGCCGGGGCGGTCGGCAGAGCAACGTCCAGCCCGAACCTGCCCCGGCTGCAGCCCGGCGGCGGGCTGCCCGCTGACACCCCTGCCGACGGGCGGGTCGACAAGATCGACGACCTGGTCGACGCTACCGCCCACCTGGACGAAGGCGAGGGGTTCGGCAGGTTCGACGGCATCGAGTTCTACGTGGGAGATGTCGGCTGGGTCAACGCCGACGAGGCACGGGTGTTGCGCCTCGGCCTTGACGAGGCCCATCGCTCCCACATCATCCACCTGGACAACTCGGAGATGACCATCCCTGGCGGGCTGGGTGGCGCGGTCGACGTGAGTCTCGAGGGCAAAGTCCGGTGGCGCCACGCCGACATCCGGCCGGTGGACACCAGCCAACCGCCGAACCCCGGCTGGGAATACCTGGTCGACTTTTACGACGAGTCGGAGTGGATCGACGCCCCGCAGATCGATGCGGTCGATGGGGAGTGGGTGTACGACGCGGAGATCCTGACCGCTGTCCTCGGGGGCCGGCCGATGATCGACCCGCCCGAGATGGAAGGTCTGCACACCCACCCGCAGAAGACCACCGTCGGCGCCCGGTTGTTGGACGACCTGCCCGCCTGGACCGGCGGCGGGTACCAGATCTACAACCCCGACACCGGGACCTGGCACACGATCGAAGAGATCTACCAGGACGACCCGGATGAGGAGGAGATCGAACTGATCGCCGACGGGTACCACCTGCCGCACCTGGACACTTCGGACGAGATCGTCGTCCGTCCGATACCCGTAGGGGACTGACAATGGCCCGCGATTGGCGTGAACAGGACCACCCACGCAACCCAGCCGACGGCCAGTTCGTCGACAAGGCCGGCGCCGGACGGTGGGCCAGCCGAATCTCCGACGCGATCGGGCAGATGCGAGGCGAGCCCGGCCGCAGCCGCCGCCAGCGCACAGCCGGTGCCGCCAACGCTGACCCCGCCCCGGGTGAAGTCCGGGCAGCGCTGCACGGGCTGGTGCGCGACTCGGACCTGGCAGCCCTGAACGACGACATGATCCGGGAGGCGATCGAGCAGGCCAAAGTGGATGTCGGAACGAACCCGCTGCGGGGCGGGATGACGTTCGATCGGTTTGTCGTGGACCAGATGCAGCAGTACCTGTCCAATCAACACCCGGACGAGATCTGGCCGCATCTGGCGGAGGTCACCGCCCGCCGCGAGGCTGTGCTCGAGGCGTTCAACCCTGAGGCGGCGTTCCGCAGCAAATACGCCGCGCTGCTGACCGAACTGGTCCCCGGCATCAGCCAAGCCAGCATCGACGACGCCGCCCAGGACCACCTCAAGTACGCCAGGGCGGGGCTGCAAGCCCCGATCACTGATGAAGATCTGGACTGGGGTCTCGCCTCCTACATCTCGCTGCTGGACGGCGACTCGATCATGAACGTCTACGACGCGCTGATGGAGTTGCAACAGCGGACCGGCCGGAGCTTCCCGAACACGATCGACGCCATCGACGAGATGGGGCTGCTCGACGACGAGGAGGATTACTGATGGTGTACAAGGCGAACAAGACCTTCCGACGCCAGGTAGGCCGGGGCGTCCGGGCGTTGGGCCGCGCCATCGCCGCCGGGATCCGGCTGACCCGGCAGAAACGGCTCCAACGGATCCGCACCGGCGAACTGCAAGGATCGGTCCCGCGCCGGCACAGCCGCGCCCGGGGCCGTGTCACAGCCACCCGCCACGGGATCCGCACCGCCCGCCGCAAACGCCGCTAGGAGTCGAGATGGCACGACGCCGGTACGGGATGCACCCCGGGGATGACGACCAACCCCGCTGGCCCGAAGGCACCCCGGTCCGCCCGGATGGGCACGGGCCGGGTGGTGGGCGTTTCCGTGGCACCGGCGATGTCGGCGGGGCTGATGTTGGCGACCTCGTGTCCGGGCTGCAGGGGGCGTCTAGCCGGCCGTGGTACGAGACCGCAGCGGGGCAGATCGCGCAACAGCGCGGCGGTGGGCACCCGAGGGTGGCGTACAACCTGGCTGTGATCAACGCCGCCCAGGCGCAGTACAACGAGAACCGGGGCGACGGGTTCCACGACGAACAGCTGCCGCAGCTGATCGGGCAGTACAACGTCGCGGAGGCGCAGGGCAACCCGGCTGGGCAGGATGTCGCGGTCGACCAACTCCGGTTGTGGATCGACTCGCATTACCCGGAGCAGTGGGCTGGTGCTCTGCCGGCGCGGGTGGAGGCCAGGGAGGCGCCTCGGGCGGCGGACCAGGACCAACGTAACAGCGCTGCCTTGGATCTGGCCCGGACAGCCCAGGCGAATATCGAGGTGAACACCGGCGACCCGGATGATGCTCTGGCGATCCGGATCGAAGCACTCGAGCGGCACCTCGGGCGGACTGGGCATCGGGTGGAGGCGGATCGGGAGGCAGCTGCTCTGCGCCGATATATGGACCACGAGATGGACCAGGAGGCGGCGTCGCCGCCGGGCACTGCGGTGATGCATGCCCGGCTCGAGGCGTCTCGACCGTCGGGCGAGGGTCAAGAGCTACGGGCGAGCGAGATCGCTCTGCAGTACATGTCGGGCAGGCCGCTCGAGTTGAACCTGCTCGACGGGCGCGGCTGGGGCCGGATCACCGATTACAGTGAAGAGAGCGGCGGGACCGAGCACCGGTTCGAGCTACAGTACGAAGACGGCGGCGGCGACGAGATCTTCATGGGGTCGACCGATCGGTTGATCGCCCGACGTGTACCCGGCAGCCTCCCCGATCAGGCCCAGCAGCCGGAGATGGACCACGACCGGAACCTGCGACTGGTCAACGCGATGGAAACCCCCGAAGGTGGCGAGGTCACCGCTGCTGAACTGCTTGAGCTGGTCGGCAACGGGCACCGGCTGGAGGTCCTGGGCCGGCACGGGTGGGATCGAGTTGAGACGGTCGACGTTTCCGGCGAGGGCGACCATTTCATCTACTTGGAGAACGACCCGGAGCCGATCTCGATGTCGCCGGAGGGTCGGGTGGCGATCCGATTCCCCCAGACACCCGAGCCGGCCACGGCCAGTACCGGTCTCAGTCTCGGCGGGAACCCTCTCACCGATCGCGACGCGTGGAACCGGCTCGTCGTACACCTGGCCCGCCAGCACAACGACAACCGCGCACGCGACGGGCTGGGCCGCGACGAGGTCATGGACCAGATGGTCGCCGACATCGAACACCCCGACGTCACCGACGTGCAGGGGGTGGCGGACAGCAACGCGGAGGTCCTGCGGCAACGGCTGGAGCGGATGTACCGGGCATCGATCATCGACCCACCAACCCGCCGCGCCGAGCCGCAGTTCACCATCCCCGAGACTGGGGTCATCTCCGCCGCCGAGGACGTGAACCGCGTCCGCCGGGTGACGGGCCAGGCGGAGGACGCCCACCTCGCCGATATGCTGCGGGTGGTGCGGGGTGAACTCCCGGGCGACCCTCACGGCATGGTGGCGGCGATGCGGCAGCGGCTGCAGCAGATCCACGGCGTGACCGTTCCTGGCGGCGACGATCTGGAGGCCCTGAACGACCGCGACCTGCGCGACCTCGGCATCGAATACGACATCGCCGTCCCCGCACCGCCGCTGGCCCCCGACTACCGCGCCGACCTGATCGCCCGCATCCGCTACCGGCAACAGGCCGACGCCAACCGTGGAGTCTCACGGGCTGCCGCCCATAGCAACGTCAACTGGGCCGACACCCACATCAGCCACCAACGCCCCAGGTTCTACCGCCAAGCGGTCGACGACTACCAGATGCCGTTGCAGATCCGCGACGCGCAGGGCCAATGGCGCACCGTCACCTCGATCGGCTACCCCACCAACGGGCAGTACGAGATCACCCACGACGGACCAACCGGCCACACGTTCGTCCCTGAGAACCACACGATCACCGCCCGGTTCGGGTCGGACCGCAGTGGCACCACGAACCAGGACCGGCAGCGGTTCAACCAGCAGGTCGCGGTGGTCGCCGAGTCGATGCTCGAACAGGTGGCTCCGGAGGACCGGGCGGACGACGAAGGCTACACCCGGCTGCGCGCCGCACTCGACAGCTACAACGACACCACCTCCAACCCGAACGACCAGGAGTCGATCGACTCGGCGGTGGACGATTTGGTGAACGAACTGGCCGACTGGGATATCTACTTCGACGTCCCGCCGTACCAGGACTACGACAGCGGCGGGCCCAGCTACCTGCCGCCGAGCCGGTACAACGGCGGGGTCTACACCGGGGACGACGAAGAAGACGACTACTACGACCAGCCGGCAATCCCCGAGATCTACGGCAACACGCTCGCCGCCGCGATAAGCCAATGGCCACAGGACAACGACGGCGACCTGCCGTCGGGGTACGAGGACCGGGCGGCGGAGATCTGGGACTGGCACGACCCGGTCACCGGGTACCGCGCCGAGGTCACCAGCGTCGGCGTCGACGGCGACGGGCTGTCTGTCGAAGGCCGGGTGTACGACGGGGACACCGAGATCGGGAAGTTCACCCGGACTATCAACTCCAGCAGACCGCAACGGATCTACCACGCCTACTTCAAGATGTACGACAACCAGGGCGGCGGGTTCGCCACCCGATGGCTGGACCAGGTCAAACAGCAATACCGTGACCAAGGGTTCACCGAGATCGGGGTCTCGGCCGACATAGACGTCGGCGGGTACGCCTGGGCGAAGATGGGGTTCGACTTCGCTACCCGCGACAGCGCCCGGTTCACACTCATGGGGATGACCAGCCAGATTGTCGGCGCCCACCAGGCAGGCCGGATCGACGACCGGACGCTGCATGAGGCGCAGGAGCTGCAACGGCGGTTCGACGCCGGGGAGCACATCACCCCGTTGGAGATCGCGATGGTCGGCTGGCGGTCCCGGGCCGAGTTCGTCGACTTAGAGCCGGCGCCGTTGGATCCGAACGGCGACCCGATCGAGATGTGGTGGGGTAAGAGGTTCCTGCTGGGCAGGAGTTGGTCAGGGGTGATGCAGCTGTGAACAGACAGGAATACCTGCGGCGGGCGTCGGAGATCCACACCGCATGGTCCGCCCGATACGCGGACCGGATCGAACCGGCGACGGGTGCGTCCAGCCCGCACGAACCAGGCGGCGAGTCGGATTTCGCCGAACACCACCACGATGTGTCGGCGCCGCCGCATTTCGCGGATCTGCTGGACGAGCAGCTGCAGGCGTTGACGCAGGAGTACCAGGCCAGCCCCGACCGGGGGTGAGACAATAGGCGGGAACAGCCGCCCACCACCCGACGTTGAACCACCGGAGGTGTAACACCAATGCGCAAGGTGAGGATTTTGACCATCCCCGAGCCCGGCAGCCACGAGAAGCCGCAAGAACTCGGGCAGCTGGTCGACAACAACGGCCAGATCGTCGGCACCACCCCCGCCGCCGAGGAGATCCTCGGCTCTGACCCTGCCCAACGCCAGGTCAAGTTCGACCGGTACCACCGTGGCTGGTCCAACGGGTACGTCGAGACCAAGGCAGCGTAGCTGTGCCGGCGCCCCGCGACCAGCCGCGTTGGCCCCGGGGATCGCCCGACGACCCGGAGGGTAGAGGCCAGGGCGGACGGTGGCGTGAACGCAACGCCGCCACCATGTGGTCCGACCAGCTGTACACCCGGATCGGCGGGATCCCGCCCTGGGCCGATCGCTCGTACATCGCCCGGTTGGCGTTGCTACGTCCGAAACGGGAAGGCCGGATATCTGGCGGGTCGGTGGCGCAGACCCAGCAGCTGGACTACGACGGCGGCGGGGTCGCCATCCGTAAGACCTTCTCCGACGACGACGACGGGAAACGGGCAGCATCGGCCGAATACCTGTCGTCGTTGGTGTCCGACGTCGTGGGGGCGATGGCCCCGGCAGTGGTGAAAGACCCGACCGACCCGGAACACGCGGTGATCATGGGCCGGGTCAACGGCGACCTCGGGACGATGCACACCGGGTCGAAGGACGCCACCGAATGGGGCGAGGCCCGGTACTGGTACGCCGAGTCCGACGCCGGCCGTAGGATCGGGCTGTTGGATGTCCTGATCGCGAACCGCGACCGGCATTCGATGAACTGGATCATGTCGAACGAACTGGACGCCCCCCACGCGTGGCGGCCGGACCAGGGCACGATACGTCGGCCGATCCCGATCGACCATTCGGAGGCATTCCAGGACACGTTGATCGCCGGGGCCGGGTTGAAGATCGTCAGCCCTGAAGGGCAGTACACCGCCCCGATGGAGCTTCTGGCGTACCGTGGTTTCACCGGTGCGTGGCTGCAACGCGCGGGGGAACTGGCCGACGAGTCGGGGGTGGCGATCGACGCCCACTCGGTCGGCGGGACCCTGGCATACCAGGAGAAGAACCCACTACACCCGGACGATGTTCCGGTCCTACGGGCCCGGTTGGAGGCTCTGCGACCGAGGTTCGCCGACGAGGATATGCTCGAGCAGTACACGTTGATGATGCGCCGGTTCGAACACCTCGCGCGGCGGGCTGCCGGGACCGAGCGGATGTTCCCATGAGCCGCGACTGGGACCCCGACAAGCACCCCCGCGACCCGGACGACGGACGATTCACCGAGACGTGGGCCGCCCAGGCAGTGGCCAGACTCTGGCGGCCCAGGACTCACAACGAACTGGCCGACCTGGTCAAACGGGACGATTACACCGAATCTGACCTCGCAGGCGGCAGTTCCTCCCACACTCGGCTGTACACCTACAGCACCGGAGAACGGGTGGTGCACAAAACCGCCTTCGGTCAAGAAGACGAAGATTTCGATGAGTTCAGCCGGGATGATTATGAAGGCGGCTACGGGCCGCCGCCCGGCGAAGAGAACAGCGTCACCTGGGACCAACTGGACGCGATCCAACAGGCCGAAAACGAAACCATCGCCAGCCTGATCGGACGCGCCATCGGCGCTCCCGTCCCCGCTGCCGTGTACGACCACAGCCGCCGCGATTCGATCTACATGGACTACGTGCCCGGCCGGACTGCTTGGGCCGAGTTCCAGCACCGCAACCCGCGCGGCAGGCACACCGAGTTCTACCAGATGCAGCAGCAGCTGGCTGCCACCGATCAGGGCCGGCTGTTGGGGCTGCTGGACCTGTTGATCGGCAACGGTGACCGCAACGGCAACAACTGGATCATCGACCCCGACGGGCGGATCTGGGGGATCGACCACGCGCACAGCTTCGACCAGGGCGACGGCGGCGGTGTGTCGGATTTCGCCGACCCGATCATGATCCGGCGTCTCGACCCGGACGATAAGATCGTCGACTTTCATCCAGACGATGCCCGCGAAGCCGCCCGGCGGATCGCCGAACTGCGACCAGCGATCGACCGGCCCGGAGTGTGGCCGAGTGTCAACGATATGCTGGACACTCTGGAGCAGCTGGCCCGGCACGGCGACCCAGACGCCCCCCGGAGGATCTTGTGACCCGCGACTGGGACGAGGCCGAACACCCCCGCGACGAGGCCGGGCGGTTCACCGAAGCCTGGGCCGCATCACTGCACGGGCTGATGTTCCCGGGCAACGGGCTGATGACCCACGACGACCTGGACAAATACCGCGACCGGACCGACTACACCGCCGAACGGCTCGGCAACTCGTCCAACCCGGTGCACCTGCGGACCTACAGCGACGGGCGGCAGCTGGTCCACAAAGAACACGAACTCGACCATCAGGCCGACAACGAGATCCGGGCCTCCTGGATGGGTTGGGCCGTCGGCGCACCCGTCCCGGCCGTGGTGTCCGACCCGGAAGACCCCGAATACGGCACCCTGTCGGAGTACATCGACGGGCTCACCCCGTCCTGGCACTCCAGCCCGGAGATGGTCCAGTGGGCCCAGGGACGGACTGGCGCCGACCGGTTGGGGCTGTTCGACCTGCTGGCCGGCGCCGCCGATCGGCACAACTTCAACTGGTTGGTCGACGACGACGGGCACGTCTATGGGATCGACCACGCCGACGTTGAGTTCGGGAGGGAGAACGTAGCGATCGGGCCGTTCGTCCAGTTGTACTACTACAGAGACAGAGGTTCGGCCAATCCGGCTGTCCCCGGTCGGTACATCCAACCGCCACTGACCCAGGCCCAGCTGCAGGTCGTGGAGCAGCGGCTGGAGCACCTGCGGTACCAGCGTAAGATGTTCAGCCCCGGCGAGTGGCGCGGGATCCGTAAGATGCTCGAGCAGGTCAAACAGAAAGCTATGCCATGACCGACCAGCCGCGTTGGCCCGGAGGAACCCCAGTCGCCCCCGACGGGAAAGGCCCTGGTGGCGGCCGGTTCCGCGACAGCGTCCCCGAAGGGTGGGCGTTGCAGACCGCGCTAGTGCTCGGGCAGAAACAACCCTGGAAGCGGATCTCACGCGGCGAGCTGAGCCTGGCCGTACGGCGCGGCACCGACGCCGCTGCCGCCGACAAACTGCACGGCGGGGAGATGGCCCAAACCCAGATCTTCACCCACCCCGACGGGCAGGCGGTCGTCAAGAAGACCTACGGCCGGTTCGACCACGACTCAGTCGACTCGGAATACCTGACCGGGTTGGTGTCGGAGGCGATCGGCGCACCCACCCCGGCGGTGGTCCGCGACCCCGACGGCGACCCAGCTGTCGTGTGGATGCAGTACGTGCCGGGTTCGTTGGCTGCGTCGCAGCTGCCCCGACGGTTGACCCCCGACCCGTACGCGTCTGATGACGCGGCGCTGCTCGGGCTGCTCGACATCCTGACGTTGAACTGGGACCGCAACGCCGGCAACTGGAAGCACGCCCCCGGGAACAGGATCGTCGGGATCGACCACGGCGAGGCGTTCAAGATCTCAGCCCCGGACAACCCGGACGGATCGCCCGGCATCCCCCGGCAGATGCGCGACTCCGGGTTCACGAAGCTGTACGCCGACCGGGGTGTCCTGGGTTGGTCCTGGAGGGACAACGACCTGCACCCCGACGACCTGGAGGCGCTGCGGCCGAGGCTGCAGGCGCTGCGGGCACAGTTCGTCCAGGGCCACCGGGGCAGCTACCACGACGCGATGATGCGCCGACTGGATGAGCTGCAACGCCGCGCCCGGGGGACCCGCCGGAGGATCCAATGACCCTGCCGGTAGGACCGACAGACGAGCAACTCGGCGTCGAACTGCGCGCCGCCGCGATCCTCACCAACGAACTGCGCCAACAGCTGGAGGTCGCCACCCGGCAAATCGCAGCTTTGTACATCGGGCTGGCCGGCAGTTTGAGCCAACCGCTGCCGCCGCCGGTCCGCCGCCGGTTCGCCGACGCTGCCGGGCAGATCATCGCCCGGGTGGCGGTCGACATCCGGGTTCCGTTGTGGGAGATGGTCCTGCAGGCGTTGGATCTGGGGCAGCAGTCGGCGACTCCGTTTGTGCAGCAGGTCCCGGCCCGGCTGCGCAGCTACAGCCAACACACCTACGACCAGCTGGTCGCTGGATTGCAGCAGCTGGAACGCCCACCGGCGACGGTACACCAGTGGGTGGTTGCGTTGGCGGCGGCTGCCCAGGCAAGGATCGACGCGCAGTTGTTGTCCGCGCAATCAGCCGGTCAGGTCGGGGCGCCTCCGGCGGATTTCGCGGAGGTCCTGGCGCGGATCATCGCCCCGGCCGAGCAGGCGTTGACCGGGCTTGAGCGGGACGCGCGGTGGGCGACCAACGCCGGGTTCAACATGGGGGTCCGGGAGGTTGCGGACCTGGCCGGGGTGTCGCGGATGTGGATCGCCGAACGCGACGCGTGCCTGCACTGCTTGGCGTTGTCCGGTGAGATCGCCGGGCCGGGTCAGCCGTACAACGCGAGCCTGACGTTCTACATCGGGCCGAACGGGCTGTTCAAACCGCTACCGGTCTATCCGGTCGGCCCGTTGTGGGGTCCGCCCCGGCACCCGAACTGCCGGTGTTTCCAACGACCCGCGCCGGTGCTAGCCGGGTACCCGGTCCAGCCGTGGGAGTCGGGGCCGTACACCCCGTCGCAGGCGTTGAAGCGCGAAGCCCGCCGGTCAGTTCTGCGCGGGGTGAGCGGGTCGGATTCGCTGCCGGCCCGGTTGCGCGCCACGGATGCTTTACTGGCCGTGGGTGCTGGGCTGCCGGTGTCGGTGGAGCGGCGGGCCCGGCAGGCGGTGCGTCGCGGCGGATACGGGGGGAGGTGATTGGGATGGCGAAGAAGGGCCGGTTGGGCAACTTCGGCGGGAAGAAGGCCCCGCCGTTCACGAAGAAGAGCGGCAAGGGCGGTAAGAAGAAGTGACGCAGCAGCGTTGGCCCCGGGGCACCCCGATTGCCCCGGGCGGCCACGGCCCAGGTGGCGGACGTTACCGGGGTGTGTCCAGTTCGGCGTTCGACGATGATGATCATGACGTGTGGGTCAGCACCGTGTCGGACCGGATGGAGGCGTTGAAGCGGACCCCGCCGTGGATCTCCGGCCGGGCCGAGTGGAAGCAGCACCACCGCGACCAGTGGGTGGCCAAAGCGGCCGAGACGTTGAACGAACTGGGCTACCAGGCGGTGGACGCGCCGAACGGCGGGCTGTTGCCCCACCCGCAGGGCTACCCGGGTGCGGCGGGATCCTACCACTACCGGTTCTCTCCCGAGACCCTCGGCGAGGTCTACGACCAACATGCCTACCGGTACTACCCGCACGACTACATGATCGACGCCATCGGCATCCTCGAGGACGGGTCGCCCGTCGGCTTGGCCGAGCTGCGCAGCGCCCGAGGCGACTGGCGGGTCTCGATGCAAGCCTACGGCGAAGGACCGGACACGAAAGAGATCCTCGGGCATGCCCTGGCTGCGCACCCCGACTACGCCACCTCCGGGGACTTCTCTATCCGGACACCGTCCGGCGAGTGGGCGATGCTGGAGGAGATGTACGTCGACCCGGAAGACCCGGACACGGTCGAGTTGCATGCCGGGGATCAGGTGTGGGAGATCGACACCAGCGACGATGTCCTGATCCGGCGGGACTGGGAGCCGAAGTACCGCAGCCCTGAACTCGGGAAGAGGTAACCGTGGCCCGCAGGTTCGTCGAACACGACCACCCCCGGTGGCCAGCTGAAGCCCCGGACGGCAAAGGTGGGGAGTTCCGCGACAAAACCCCCGACATCGGCGGCGGCGGGGATTGGGCCGATCGGCTGTCCGGACGGATCGGGGTGCAGTCGGCGGGCCGGCACGGGTCGGTCGCGACCGGGCTGCGCCAGACCTGCCCGGTGTGTTACCGGCAGGTGAAGGTGGTCGGGTCGGGGAAGCTGTCGACCCACAACGGGCACGACGGGAAACGCTGCCCCGGGTCCGGCCAGCCGGCTACAGTCAAACCACCGGCGGACATCCAACGAGCCCCGAGCCGGGCGACCGGGGTGAAGCCGCCCGCGAAGAAGGCCACCCGCCGCGCGGCTGGCGGCACGTTGCGGCCACCGCCGCCGCCGAGGGTCACCCCCGGGGCGTGGGACGCACCGGTCACTGGTGCGGCCGAGACCCGGATGGCCGATTGGCGGTCCCGGACCATGCACCGTCAGGCCGACGGGTCGATGTACCACCCGAACACCGCCGCGACCCGGGCGGCGGAGATCCAACGGTTGCACCACGACATCCAGGCCGAGGAGAAGAACCTGGAGGGCCGGCGCAACACAGCGGTGTACAACGCCGCGAGGATCGACCTCGGGTTGAAGCACTGGGAGATCATCCCGTACGGTAAAGAGAAGGACTACGCCGACGCCGCCGACGCCGACCCGCAGGTGCTGGCGGCGGAGGCCAGGCTCCAGTCGCTGCGCAACCAGCTGGACTACGCCGAGTTGGCGATCAAACACGACCGGCCGTTCGACCCGACCAACCCGCTCGCGTACTACGGGTCGATGCTGCACATCGAATCGAACGACTGGTTCGCCTACGGGGTCCTGGACCAACTGGAGCAGCGTGTCCCGCCCGCGTTCCACAAAGCAGTCGCGGAGTGGCTGGCGTTCCAGAGCCGGCACAACAACAGCGCAGGGATCTGGGTCGGATCCACCCACAGCATCCGCGACCTGGACAACCTCAGACGGCAGATCACCAAACCGCCGCGCGGGTGGGGCAAGAAAGCCACTATGGCCACCTGGGACGACGTGGACGGGGTGGTGTCCGGCAGCGCCGTCTACGCGGTGGTCCACACCGACAACAGCGAATCGCACCTGCGCAGCCGCCGCCGGAGCCACCAGATGGCCGGCATCCCGCAGGACCTGGCCGTCGGTGATGCCGGACTGCACGAGTTCGGCCATGTCCTGGACGCCGCGATGGGGTTCTTCAACACCAGCCGGGCCTACCGGTGGGACGACGCGTCGGCCCAGCGGAAGTGGCGTTTGATCCATGGTCGGATCAAGCGAGGGTCTCGGCGGCTGTCGCCGTACTACCGGCAGAAAGGCGACGCCGGCCCAGAGGAGTTCTGGGCGGATACGTTCTTCACTTGGGCATCGGCTGACCCGACTCCGACAACCGACCCGTTCTATGCTGGGGGCAGAGCCGGACGGGCGGTCACCACACGGGATTTGCTGATGCTGGAGACGTATGGCGGGCAGATCGAAGATGTTATGTCGATCTCGGACTACTTCGACGGGCTGCACCGGGATCTGGTCAGTGGGCGGCGGCTGCCCAGGATCGAACAGAGGAGGCCGTAATGTCGGTCGGTGAACCGTGGCAGGACAAGAACGGCCAGTGGATGGTCCCGACCCGGGTTGAAGGCGACGACGAGGACGACCAGCGGGTGGTGGGGATGGGTTGGGCTCCGTTGACCCCGGACCATCCGTTGTACGAGCAGTGGCTGCAGTACATCCGGGCCGGTTGGGCACGCGAGGTCGACGCCCGGATCAGCTAGAATGGCAGGATCCCCCGGGATGGGGGGGCTGGCGTGATGCCGGCACTTTTGCGAACAGGAGCGGTCGGGATGACCAGACGAGACGGCGCGATCGTGGCCGGGCCGGACGACGACGACCTGGACCCCAACGGCCCGGACGATGACGACGAGCTCGACGAGGACGAACTGGAAACACCGCCGGCCCAGCAGCAGGGGCCGACCCGTGAGGAGCTTCTGGCGGAGGTCCAGCGGCTGCGCCGGGGCAACACCCGCAACAACCGGGAGCTGCAGAAAACCCGCCAGGTCACGGCGTGGATGAAGAAACACGGCATCGTCGACCTCGAGCAGTGGCTGGCCGACCAGCAGACCCCGTCCGGTAGCCCCGGAGAGGTATCTGGGAGCCCCACGGAGACACTCGGAACGCCACCCGGGCATGTCGATAACCCTCCGGCCCCTCCAGCGCCTCCGGCGCCGCCTGCGCCGAACGAGGCGGAAGTCGAACGGCGGGTCCGGCTCGAGTTGGAGCGGCAGCGGGCGCAGGACGAAGAGCGGGTCGACAAGCTCACCAACTCGCTGCGCGCGAGCGCCATCCAGGCAGCCCTGTCCGGCGCCCGGTTCAGCGGGACCGTCGCGACCGCGTTGAAGGTCATCGACCAGTCGAAGATCGAGGTCGACGCCGACGGGAACGTCACCGGGGTCGATGACGCTGTGGCCGAACTGCGCGCTGAGATCCCCGAATGGTTCCGCCGCCCCACCCAACCCACGGCCAGCAGTCCGACCCGCAACGGCGGCGCGGTCGACGGTGGGGAGAAGCGCCCACCACCTGCGAAGCCGCGACGTTGGGAAGACCAGATCGTTGACCGGTGGCGAGGCGGCCGGTAAGATCGAGCCTGGGTTCACACCCCCCCTCAACCGCCCCCGCGCAAAACCCTCCGGGGACCTGGACAGCGAGCCGCCCCCGTGCTCGCCGGTGGTCCGGTCGGCGCGGGGGCGGCCCTATCCCGGGGTGAACCTGTGGGATCAGACGTCCGGCGTGACTTCCTCGTCCGGGGAGTCGGTCGCCGCGAAACCCTCCGCCGCGCCGGCCGTGACGTTGATCGTGTCCTCGATCACGACCGGGGCGCCGCCGCCGTCCGGGGTGGCCGTGAACGTGAGCGCAGCCGCGCCGAGCGCGCCGCTGCCGACCGCCGCGATGACCGCGCTGCCGTCGCCGTTGTCGGTGACGTTGATCAGCTCCGGGTTGGCGGTGGTGAACACCTGGGTGCCGACGAACGGCGCGCTGGCCGGAGCGCCGAACTCGTCGACCGGGGCGTAGGTGCGGGTGAACTTCTTGTCCTGGGCGAGGTCACGCACGGTGTGGATCCTTCCATCTGTGGTGGGTACCGCTGGGGTGCTGTTCGGCACCCGGTCGGATGCGACGGTGTCTCTGTCAGTCCCGTCGTGCAGCTGGAACTGGGGGCGTCGGCCCTTGACAATGCGTCGCACCTGGAGAAAGGTGTCACCCTCGTCGGTGATCTGCCCCAGCGGGTAGAGGTCGCTTAGCACTGCGCCGGCTCCCCTCTCTTGTCTCCGGCATCGTACCACCGGCTACCGTCGGCTGCCCGTTCGTACCGGTCGGCTATCCGCCGTTCGGTCACCCGTGGGTACGATCGCCCCCCGGTGTTCACCCTCCGCCCAGCAGAACACCCCCCGGCCCGTCCGCGACGGGCGGTGCAGACGCGGCCGGATCACCGCCTGCGACGGCGGGCCGGCGCCCGGCGCTTCTTGCCCCCAACCGCCATGCTCGGGTACCTCGCCCGGACCGCTGCCGCAACCCGCGCATATACCCCGTTGCGCCGTGCATAAGCCAACGCCGCCCTAGCGTGAGCCCGATCATGGATCGGGTACTTACGCGTCTTCGGGTACACGAACGCACTCGCCGGTAGTGCGCGGCGAGAAGCAGCCGTCAACTTCGCCATACGACCAACGGTACCCCCGACGCACCACGTGTTACAATGGCAGCGGCAGAGCACCTGTTCGACCTCGTGTCAAGTGGCTGCGACCCTGCCGGTTCGTGATGAACCCGGCCCCTGCTCGCGATGAGCGAATCCCAGCAATCTCGGATCTCGCTGCGACAGCGGGAAGGAGTCTACACGTGAGCAAGACTGCACTGCCCGAATGGGTCATCGGCCTCGACGAGAGCAACGAGGGCCCCCAGTATCGCCCTGGCACCATCGTCGGGTTCCGCAAGGACGGCACCCCGCTGTACATGGTGGCCGGTGGCGCCGCCGCGAACGTCGCCGACTGGATCCCGATCGAGTACGACTCGGAGGTCATCCAGCGGGTCCTGATGGAGTCCGCGATCGAGCGGTTCGGCAGCCGCGTCCCGATGCGGTCCAAGACCAAGTCGATCCCCCGCTCCGCAGGGATCACGGTCACCGCCGGGACTACCTACGTCGACGACACCTCGACCAACGACGAGGTCACCATCACCGCCCGCCGGTTCATCGCCCGGTTCAAGATCGACGAGGACGACCTCGCCGACGCTTCGACCCGCATGGACGTGATCCGGACCAAGGGCATCGACTGGGCGATCTCGTACGCCGATGTGTTCGACAACGCGTGTCTGGCGGTCACCGGCGCCGAGAACGGCACCACCGTCCCGTTCACCTCGGTGTACCGGGCGCTGCGTTCGACCAACTCCGACACCAGCTACACCGCCGACGACAACTACCTGACCTGGGACGACGACCTGATCAACATCGCGTCGACCCCGCTCGGGACGTCGCTGTACGAGAAGCTGTCGGCTCTGTTCAAGAAGGTCGAGACCGGCAAGTACTGGTCGCCGGCCGACATGCTCGTCATCGCCCACCCAGGGTGGCGTGACGCGCTGCGGCTGTGCCTGGACTCGCAGGGCCGGCCGATCTTCCAGCCGGGTGTCGGGTTCGGTCTGCCGGGCAACGGCACCCCGGATGCGCTGTTCAACACCCCGATCGTGTGGACCCGTGGCGCGAAGACCAGCCCGACCAACACCGGTTCGCCGGGCGGCAACGACGTGCTGTTCTTCGCGAACGCTCGGTTCCTCAAGCGCGGTGACCGGTCGGGCCCGGAGACGCTGACCGACGACGCGCGGGCGCAGGACGACACCGACGACTACGCGATCAAGTTCCGCACCCGTCGCGGGTTCGTGGTCGCGCACGAGAAGGCGATGGCGGTTCTGGAGCGCATCACCGACTAACGGCACCCCCCCGTTCTCGGGGGCCGGTGTTTCGGGGACCCCGACCCCCGAGCCCGGCCCCCGAGCCGTATCCGGCTGGTACACTGGTGGCGATCGGACAACCAAGTCGGGAGGATCCAGTGGGAGTGTACGACGATTGGCGGCAGCCGCAGCTGCAGGCCGAGGCTGGCAAGCGGGGTCTGTCCGCAGGCGGGTCGAACGACGAGATCAAGGCTCGACTCGAGCAGGACGACGACGAGAAGCGGATCGCGGCGCTGCTCGGCGACGACACGGCACCGCCGGAGACCAGCCCGGCCCAGCCAGCCAGCCAACCCACTGCGACCCCACCCGCAGCTCCCCCAGAGCCAGCAGCGACCCAGGCCGAACCGACGCCGCCACCGCACGAATACACCGCCCGATATGAATGTCGCGGCGAGCTGTCGACCGGGACCCACGAAGACAACCGGTTCCGCGCCTACGAGCAAGCCATCCGCGACGGATACGTCCCGCGCGGTGGGCTGTCGGCGGTGTACCGGTCCGGATTCGAAACCGTCAACGGCGTCCGGCACGCAGTGTACAAGGTGACCCTCAAGAAGCAGTAGGAGGCCGCCGGTGACCGAGCCACTCGAGGCGTGGGCCGACAGCGACGACGTGGACCTGTTGACCGGCGTCACCGTCGACGACGACGCTGTCCTGCGCGCCCAGGACATCATCGAGATCTTCGCCGGCACCACCTGGCTGGCCACCGACCAGATCTCCCAGCGGAACCTGCGGCTGTTGAACCGGGCCGTGGCGTACCAGACCGCGTGGATGGCCAGCCGACCCGACATGTACAGCCATTTCGACGTCGACACCGTTTCGCAGGACGGGGCCAGCTTCACCCCCGCCACCGTGAACGCCCAGCTTCTCGCCCCGCTCGCGCAGCGGTGTCTGCGCCGGCTCACCTGGGGTTGGAAGCCGCTGCGGGTCCGGCGCGGCTACAACGAACCGGACTACAACGACCTGGGGCCGCGTGACTCGGCAGTGGCCGACGACAACAAGGTCTGGACCCCGATGTGAGAGCAGTCGCCACCACCACCATATCGATCCTGCGCGGCACCGTCACCGATGGCTACGGCGACACGGTGGACGACAACACCGGGCAGCCGGTCGCGACCGGGGTGCCGGCGTCGATCCTTGAACAGAACCGGCGGGTGTTCCTGCCGGCCGAGCAGGCATTCCGGATTGTCCGGACCTATGCCGGGCGGGTCGGCCCCGAGATCGACATCCGCAAAGACGACCGGGTGAAAGACGAACAGACCAACACCGTCTACCTGGTGACCGACCTGTCAGATCCGCACGCGTCACCGCTGCACCCCGACTATCAACTCCAGCTGTCCCGCACCACCTGATGCTACAATCGGGCTAGACAGGGGGATCCTCGGGCGGGTCAACCGACCGCCCCTGCGGAGCAGTCCGGCTTGGTAGACAGGCGGGTGAGCAGTGGTCGTTATCTACGTCGAGAGCCCGCTCGCCCAGGTGCACATCGACGATATCCGTGGCGACCTGCGTGAGTGGCTTGCGAAAGAAATCGCCGCCGACGCCCGCCGGTACGCCCCTGTCCGCACCGGCTACCTGTCGACCCACATCTGGCCCAACCGCGACTCGAGCCGGGTCATCGCCTCCGGCGCCGGTATGCCCCCCAACGCTGACGCCCCCGCCTACGTCGAATACGGCACCCGGCCACACGACATCCCGAACGCATTCGGGTGGGGCTTCACCGCCCACCACCCCGGCACCCACCCGCAGCCGTACCTGCGGCCAGCTGCGTACACCCGGCGGGTCATCCCACCGTCGGCGGTCCATTCGATCTCCAACCGGGCACCGCGATGAGCACCCCGCTGCTGCCCACCGCCGAACTGGTCGCCGTCAGGTGGCTGCTCGCCGCTGTGTCCGGGTTAACCGGGAAAGTCGCCACCACCCTGCCCGACACGCCATGGACCGACAACGAGTTCGTCCAGGTCATGGCCGTCGGCGGCAGCCCCGACCCGGACGTGCCGATGTTCCACCCGGTAGTCACCGTGAATGTCTACGCGGAGAAACCCGGCAGCCGCAAACCGCCGTGGGGGCAAGCGTTCCAGCTGGCGCAGCGGATCGTGATGGCCACCTACACTAAACGGTGGGCGCCCGACCCGGCGGTCGAACTGACCGGGCTGCCGGCCAACTACGGCCGGGCAGTGGTCGGGTCGGTGTTCCCGGTCAGCGAGATCCGCAAGCTCCCGTCGGACCCGTCGCAATACGCGGTGTACACGGTGGATCTGCAGTTCAACTGGGTCCCCGCATCGGTGGTGATCGCATGAGTCGCACCGTGTCGGACCGGTACGGGCTGGTCGGTGCCTCGTCGGGGCAGCTGCTGACCTACCAGGGCAGGGCGATCCTGCACGACAACCGGCGGGAGATGGAGTTCCTGTTCCCCAACACCCGGGTCGTCCGGGTCACCCGGGGCGAGTTGGGCCAACCGTGGATGTGGCTCAAACATCACCCGGCGATGGAGAAGACTACGTTCCCGCTGCAACGGGAGGAGTTCGTCGATGCCCGGTAGACGTGGGCACCACCGGGGCAGTCACACCTACCCGGGGTTCCGCAGCAAGAAGCAATGGCGGTGGGCGTTCGCCACCCACCAGAAGTTCGCCCACAAGTGGGCGCACGAGACACCCGGCGGCAAGAAGGTCAGGTACCGGCGGCTGCCGACCCGGGTCGGCCGTCCGACAGCACGAACGCTACGCAGCAAGAAAGGAAGATGAGCAATGGCCGTAACCGTGCTGAACCTGATCCAGGGACCCGGCACTCTCTACAAGGGTACGCAGTATTCGAACACGACTGCGTACACCACCACCGCAGAGCCGTTGGACGCGGCAGTCAACACCACCCCCCAATCGTCGTCGTGGACCGACGTCGGCGGGACCCGGGATGGTGTGACGATCGAGATCGGCCGGGAGTACTCGGAGCTTGAGGTTGACCAGCTGGTCGACACCCCGGACCGGCGGATGACCAAGCGGGAGATGAGCATCGCCACCAACCTGGCGGAGGCGACGCTGGAGAACTACGCTCTGGCGAACAACGAATCCCCCCCGACCACCGCGTCCGGTTACAAGGTGACCGAGCCGGTGACGACCACGGCGGCGACCCAGCCGACGTTCGTCCCGTTGATCTTCGACGGGTTCGCGCCGACGGCGTTCCGGCGGCGGGTCATCGGCCGCAGGATGTTGTCCACCGAGCCGGTGCAGGTCGCGTACAAGAAGGACGGGCAGACGGTCTACGCGGTCAAGTGGGCGTCGCATTACGTCTCGTCCAGCATCGCACCGTACAAGTTCGTCGATCAGACTTCGTAACCCCAGGAGAACAGGACATGACTATGGTCGGGGAGTCGGCAGGCGGCAGCGGCGGCGGGTTCTCGGTGAACCCGTCGCTGTTGGCCGACGGCGATGAGGAGACAGCAGACGGTGGGCTGCCGGACGGGGTGTACCCGGAAGGCACCGTGGTCCCGCCGGAGCGGGAGGAGCTTTTCCGGGTCGAAGGGAAGATCTACACGGTCCCGAAGAGGATCGACCCGGGGATCGCGTTCCGGTATATGAAAAGCGTCCGCAAGGGCAGAGGCGACCAAGCCGCCGCCGACATGTTGTATGACGTGCTCGGCGAGGCCGTGATCGATGTCCTGGCTGCGGACAAACTGGACCAGGACCAGGTGGCGGCGGTGATGAAGGCGGCCGAGAAGTACGCCATGTCGGCCATCCGCAAGACCCTGGGAAACTGATCCAGCGCGCCGCCGAGATGTCCTGGATGCTGGACCTGGACTACGACATCGAGTCCGACCTGCACCGGTTCCACGGGCTGGAGGTTGACCTCGACGAGGACCAGTACGCCGGGCTGTCGGCGGAGCGGCTGTTCGGCCTGATCGAACGGCTCGGCGCCTACGACGGCGCGCTGGCAGGCAGGATCCACCAGCTGGTGGAGGAACAACGGGCACAACACCCAAGCGCCCAGGCTCTGCAAAAGCCCGGGACGACCCAGATCGACGCGACCACAGCAGACGTCGCCGAGCAACTGGGTGATTGGGTGGAGATCTCTAAGGTGTAGGCGGGAGGCGGAAGGTGGCAGCCGGGTTCAAGGTCGCCGACGCCTACATCGAGGTCCATGTCGACGACGACACCAAAAAGGGCCGGCGTGACATCGACCGCGACACCCGCCGGTGGGCTGATAACCTCGGCAAGGGGATCGGCGAGAAGTTGCTGTCCGGGCTAACCACCGGCTTGCGCGGGCTGTTCACAGTGCTCAAAGGATCGATCGCGCTGATCGCGTTCACCGCCCGCATGGCGCTGCTCGGGTTGGTCATCGGCACCGTCGTCTCCGCCGTCGCCGGGCTGCTCGGCGCGCTGGTCAACCTCATCCCAGTCCTGCACGAGCTGGTCGTGGTTTTGATCCAAGCGGCCGGTGTGTTACTGCTGTACCCGGCGGCGATCGCGTCGGCGTTGATCGCGTTCGGTACGTTGAAGCTCGGATTCCAAGGGATATCGGCTGCGTTGAAAGCCGGCCTATCGGGCGACCTGCAGGCGTTGAACAAAGCCCTGGAGAAGCTGGCCCCCAACGCGGCGGCGTTCGTCAGCGAGATCATCAAAGCCAAACCGGCGTTCGACCGGATGAGGCTGCAGATCCAGAACAGCCTGTTCGAGGACCTGGCCGAGCTGCTGCGGAAGATGTCCCAGGTGTACCTGCCGATCCTGACCCACGGGTTGGACACCATGGCGATCGCGCTGAACCAGGTGTTCAAAAACATCGGGCAGTTCCTGCTGGGCGCCCAAACCCAGAACGACATCGGCACCATCATGCAGAACGCCGCCCGCGCCGCGACCGAACTCGGCGCGGTGCTCACCCCGGCGTTGGCGATCCTGCGCGATGTGCTGGTTGTGTCGACAAAAGTCCTGGCCGATCTGACCGCGAAGCTGGTCCCGATCTTCCAAGTCTGGGCCGACTCGATCGAACGGATGCGCGCCGACGGGTCGCTGGAGAAGCTGATCCTAGACGGTGTCGAGGCGTTGAAGCTGTTCGCCAGCCTGGCCGGCGACCTGATCGGGATCCTGGGCGGGATCTCCCGGGCAGCCGGCGAAGGCGGCGGGCTGTTCAGCTTCTTCGACCGGTTGAACAC